TAGTTCGTGAGGGTATTCCGACTTCCCCTCGGCTCACGGACTAAGAGCGGGTACTTCCCGGGCGAAAAACCCCGGCATCAAGGCCTCCCGAACGGGAAATCGTTCGGGCTCTTTTTTTGCTTGTAAGTTGTGGGCGGGCGGGCCGCACGCCGCATGCCAACTTACTTTAAGAAAGTTATTCACATCCCCTTGACAAAAGGGGTTTTATGGGTTATATTATAACAAAGAAACAACCTACTATGGAAACACTAAACATACTCATGACCATATGGACTGGACTGGTGGCGATACTTCTTGCCATGCTAGTGAAACAAGACATTGACCACGCATAAAAGGAATGAAAATGACAAGTTGGTTTGAATTAAGAGCAGACTACAGAAAAGTCGCAGCGTTCAGTTATGACGTTGGCGGCACATCTTACAACGAAGCAAAGGAATCGGTTTATGATTTGCTTGAGAAAACTCACCTTGATTTATACAGGGACAGGGTGATGCAAATTGTCGAAGTGTGGCGAGTGCAGACCAGAAACGAAAAGGGCGAACCGTCTTTCACGCTAAATGGCTTGAAGGAAAAAGTCGTTCACGAAGAATGGCCTACTGTGCCAGACTTAATCCCGAGAGTTACCATTGAGGTGGAGCCACGATAACAAGTTAACCATGAGTCTACGCTTGAAAGACAGCGTGTTGGTTGCCGGAGATACTGCCATGCCGCATGAGGAGGCAGCTCCGAGACTCAGCCTCTACCACGAGGGTCTGCTAATAGGATATGGCGGTTGGAGTCCGTGTAAGCGTTACCACCCTCCAGACCATCGTGACGGGAGGTAACTTGGCACGCAACCTGCAGCAGCGCGGATGCCAACTTACTTAGGGGGGGGGTGGGACATTGGCTGTCTAGGTGTTAAAACTTTCTTTTGGCGTTGTTGTAAGTCACTATCATTCAAGCACTTATGAGAGCAACTTTCTTCTCTATGAACTTGCTTTTCTTAAAAAACAGTGGTATATTATAGTATGAAAGTTAAGAAAGACGAAACCTTCCGATTCGGCCCCTTCCTCGTGACCCGTCACGCTGATGGCACAGAGACTTGGGACGACGAGAGCGGCCATCCGATTAAGTTTGACCCCGACGAAGAGGTTGTAACCGAGGTGACAATTTAAGACTCCTGAACCTACGCTTGAGGTTACTCGCATTTCCGACACAGCGTGATTAAGGGGCAAATTATTTACAGAATAGAATTATGACTGGACACAAGATAGAACAAGGCACACAAGTCAGACACAAAGACAACCCATCGTGGAAAGGCGTAGTGGTTCAAGATCTCAACCCTCTGCACCCTGTGAATGGTTTTGTAATGGTGCGGCACATCAGCGCATCAATGCCTCTGTGCAAGATGCCCAAGAGCCTACTGGTTGAATTGCCCTTGCCAAAAGATTATAAAAACAGCTATTAAACAAACCATGAAAGAAGACACCTACGAACTCTGGTACTTGGGCGACCTATGCGATTCGCGAGTCAAGTGCCGTGAGTCATTCAACCAACTGTTGATTGATGCGGGCGAGTTAATGCGCTGTGGCCGTGAGCATGGCTTGACCGTTGGCGGCATTGAGATTTGCCACTGTAGCGGCGATAACGTCGAAACCGTTTGGGATTTTAACTTCGCAGATTAAAAATGAAAATCTATCAAGCAAGCTATCACGACCCAAGCGCGGTATTCGGCAGAATGACCTTGCACGGTAAAGAATCAACTTTGCATTTCACAATTTTGAAATGGCACACTTGGGACGACTTCGGCCAAACACTTGACACCGTTTTAGTCAGAGGACTAGACGGTGAAGAACGTGAGATTTATTCGCAGGATGAAGGAGACACCTTTACTCTAGAACTAGAAGAACCAGTATTATGAACAGAGACACAAGAGAAATGCTGCAGTTGAGCGGAATGATTACGTTCTTGCTCTTTCCTGTATTCGGCGCGGTTGTTGTTTTAACAATCATCATTGAAGCGATATTAAAAGCCTTGCTCTAAATTATGGAATTGTTTCCTTTATTTATTGTCTTGGTGTGCATGGCTAGCGTGTGCATCGGGATGGATTGGTAACAGCTTGTTAGTGAGTTTTCGCTTGCAACTTGGCATGGGGCGTGCAGCAGCCGAGATGCCAACTTACTCAAGAAAGTTATTAACATCCCTTGACAGTAACGTTCTTTCGTGGTATATTGTCTTATATGAAAGAACAAAGTAGTTATGCATGGGTAGCAATGCCGACAAGAGGCCGGGACATCATTTGTGTTTACGGAGGAACTACATCACAAACAGTGGAGAAACGGACCAGTGGTGGATATGGACCCTACCTCAAGAAAGACGACTTGCTTATCATACATGATGAACCAGTGGACTTTAACATCGCTGGGAGTGATAGGTGGAGGCAGATGACGTACGCAACGAATTGGTCAGAGCAGCTAGTGATTGATACGTGTCGTGCTGTCGCGCTTCAATTAGGGAAAGAGGGTTATTTCATAGATTGCGTTAACGACAAAGAAGCTGTAAGCAAAAATGATCGAGGGTCGTACGATAGATGGATAGACGAAGGGAGAGGGGGAGAGACTATAGACAAAGACCTATTCAAGAAAATGATACAGAAGATCAAAATGCTTGCCTGCGCGACTTACAATGTTGCTTTTGACAAGGAAAGAGAGAACAAACTACTTATTAGAGAGCTACGAGGAGAATTGTTGAAAGCTACGCAGAGGCTAGACAGGGTGCAGTATGAATTAAACCGTACTTTAAGAGGGTTAAGTGACAGGGACAAGCGGGAGAGTCAGGCCAACGCGTGGGCCTATATATCGGAGAAAGCAGAAACTATCGCCGAATGGATCTGTCAAGACAACCCCCGTACTCCAGCAATGATTAGAAGAGGGAAGACGATTTCGTGGAAAGAGGCGAAAGACGCCGCCTATGGCCCGAAGTGGGAGGATCACGATAAAACTGAAGACTATATTAAACTCCTTTCTGGCGGGTTTCATTCTTGCGATGGCGTCGTTGGGTATCAACCATGCAACGAAATCCTTGACCATCCAAACTATATGCCTCGGCGGCTCACCCTTGCTTGACAAACAGTAGAATTTGTGGTATATTATACTATTATGAAAACAGAATTAGCAGCGTGTATAACAGTCGTCTTTTGGATTAGTTTTGTAATTGGAATTTGGATGATAGGACATTGACGTGTAAGTATCTTATATGGAAAAAGACGTACCAGACTTCGCGGTTTTTCAAAACAGCAGAACATTTAAGTCAGCCATCTGGACAAGGGAGCTTGGCAAGTGGCATCATTGTGACAAAGAAGAATATCCTGCGATACTGATACTTGTGACCTTGTTGCGTGAATCGTCAGACCCAGAGAGTACAATGAAGCAAATCATAAGGATGATGGACAATGGTGATGCTGCGGGCTAGTACAAAAATTACCTAATAGCATACCCCCCCTTTTAAAGAAAAGATATTAACAAGTTATTTACATAATTGGGGGTCGGGGGTGAAAATTTATCTGCCCGAGAAAAATTCCCCTAGGTGAATATTTATTAATAATTATTTAAAATTATTCGCGCGGTATTTAATTGAATTTGCGCTTTTCTTTGCTATTATAGAAATTATGAAAGGAATAGTTCTAACAGGTGGATCAAGCTCAAGGCTATATCCTACTGCGTTGGTAAACAATAAGGGGCTACTGCCTATATATGACAAACCAATGGTATATTATCCTCTTTGTACATTAATTGAAAATGGTATTAAAGATATTTGTTTAATTTCTTCTCCTGATCAAATCAACAGTTATAGAAAGCTATTAGGTAATGGAAGTAGATTAGGTATTAAAATTTGTTATAAAATTCAAAAAAAGCCCGAAGGGATAGCGCAAGCGTTTTTAATCGCTAAGACTTTTATTAAGGGTGATAAAGTCGCGCTAATACTTGGGGACAATATTTTCTATGGAAGCCGTGTGTTTGGTCAGGCTTTTCGCACATTCAGATCAGGGGGTACCATATTTGGGTATGAAGTAAAAGACCCCACAAGATATGGTGTAGTCAACCTAAACGAAAAAGGAAAGCTTATAAGCGTCGTTGAAAAGCCGAAGGAACCAAGCAGCAACTACGCAGTTCCGGGGCTATACTTATTTGATGAAGATGTTGTAAAACTAACTAAAAAGACATCCCCTTCTGAAAGAGGAGAACTTGAAATAACTGCTGTAATTAATCAATTCATTGTTCATAAAAATGTCAAACTAATAAAAATTAATAGAGGCTGTGCGTGGCTAGACGCTGGGACCCCGAAATCCTTACACGAATCGTCTCAATACATTAAAGTGATAGAAGAAAGACAAGGAATCAAAATAGGCTGCATAGAAGAAGCTGCCTTCAAAAGAAAATTCATAAACAAGACACAGCTAAAAAATATAACGGCCGAAACACCAAACAGTGATTATAAAGATTATTTACTAAAGCTATTATGATATTAGTGTTAGGACAAACAGGATACATCGGAACTCAATTCATAAATGAGTTAAATAATAGGAATTTATCATATGAGGGTATTTCGCGGGTAAATATAAATTATTGTAATTTTTCTGATCTATACTCTTATCTAACAACTGGTTCTTGTTTGGGTCCTGCTCGTTATGATTTAATTATTAATTGCGCTGGATACGTAGGCAAGCCTAATGTCGATGCCTGTGAAGACCATAAGGCGGAAACGATAGAGGGAAATGTTGTATTACCAAAAACGATATCGAATGTCTGTAGGGAGGCTGGTGTTAAGTTCATGCATATTTCTTCCGGATGTATTTACGATGGGTACGACAAAGAGTTTACTGAAGAAGACCCACCCAATTTTAGCTTTAAACAAAATAATTGTTCTTTTTATTCTGGATCCAAAGCCTTGGCTGAAGATTTAATTGACAAGGATAATTCTTACATTTGCCGTTTAAGGATTCCTTTCGATGAATTTGATAATTCTCGCAATTACATTAGCAAGTTAAAAAATTATGACAAATTATTAAATGTTAAAAATTCAATTTCTCATAGGGGAGACTTTGTTAAAGCTTGCTTGGATTTATATTTGAATAATTGCCCTACCGGTATTTATAATATTGTTAATTCTGGACATGTTACAACCGAGCAGGTTGCTCGCCTTATGTCGAAATATAATATTAGAAATGATTTTAATTTTTTCTCAAATGAAAAAACGTTTTACGAATTTGGAGCGAAAGCTCCAAGATCTAATTGCTTGCTTGATAACTCAAAATTGTCTTTGGTCGGAGTTCAGATTAGAGACGTTAATGAAGCTTTAGAAGAAGCCTTGTTTAATTGGGTTTATAAGGAAGGTAACTCACCTATAGAATAATATGAACCCACACAGAGTAACATCCGATTTCGAACAGTCCTTATGTCAATACACAGGCTCTCCATACGCCGTGACCGTAGACTCGTGTAGTAACGCTATTTTTCTTTCTCTTAAATATTTAGGAATAAAGAACAAGGAGATAACAATCCCAAGTCATACTTATATGTCTGTTCCTTGTCAAATAATTCACGCCGGAGGAAAAGTCAAATTTAAAAAATCTACGAAAATTTTAAAAGGCGCTTATAAATTGTCTCCCACGCCCGTTTGGGACAGCGCCTTAAGGTTTACAAAAAATATGTATGAAAAGGACCAATATATGTGTCTTTCTTTTTCTGGCCCGAAAAAAATACTTAAACTTGGAAAAGGTGGAGCTATATTAACTGACGACGAAAAAGCCTACGAATGGTTCAAGAAAGCAAGATATCATGGGAGAGACTCTGTCTCGCATTTGATTGACGAGTTTGATATGTTAGGTTGGAATATGTATATGTCTCCGGACATAGCTGCCCGAGGCTTATTGCTTATGGCTGGCATGGGCCAAAACGAAGATGTGTCACAAGAATATCAAAACCTTTCTAAATTCGATATATATAATTAAACTTATTAACATTTCACAAAACAGCTTATAATAAGAACATGAATTTGCTAGTAACAGGTGGATGTGGATTTATCGGCTCTAATTTTATAGAGCATGTTATAAATAAAAACGAAATTTGTAAACTTGTTAACGTTGACTGCCTTTCTTACGCGGGATCGCTAAATAATACAAAAAAAGTTTTCAACAATCCCAAGTATCTTCTAGAAAAATATAATTTATCAAACTACGGGAAAACATATGATACGTTTTACAAGCACGACATAACACACGTAGTCCATCTAGCCGCAGAAACACACGTAGATAACTCCATATCTAACGCTGACGCGTTTTTAGAAGCAAATATACTCGGGACACACAATCTCCTCAAAGCGGCCTTAAAGTTCAAAATAGAGCGATTTCACCACGTGTCTACAGACGAAGTGTACGGACATTTAAATAAGGACGATAAGAAATTTTCGGAAAGCACACCGTATGATCCAAGGAATCCATATTCAGCGTCGAAGGCTGGTTCTGACTTTCTAGTAAGGTCTTATTTTCATACGCACAATCTGCCTGTAACAATTTCAAACTGTAGTAACAATTATGGCCCAAACCAACATGAAGAAAAATTTATTCCAACTGTTACTAACTCATTACTGAACGAACGCGATATACCTGTCTACGGTAAAGGAAACAACATAAGAGATTGGATTTATGTAGACGACCACTGTAAAGCTTTATGGAAAATTTTAAAAAAAGGAAAGTTAGGAGAAACTTATTTGGTTGGAGCAAATTGTGAAAAAACTAATTTGGAAATAATTTATCAAATTTGTAAAATATTAGGGAAAGACCCTGACGACTATATTTCCTTTGTCGAAGATCGTTTAGGTCATGATTTTAGATACGCAATAAACAGCTCTAAGGTTCAAAAAGAATTAAAATGGAAACCTTGCACAAATTTAAAAAAGGGTTTACAAAAGACCATAAAGCACTATGAAAAGAAGCTTTCATAGTTTGGTCCTTCTTTCTTTAAAAAAACTATTATGAAGATAGCGGTTATCCAACCTAATTTCTTTCCTTTTAAGGCTTATTATGATTTAGCTCAAAGAGTCGATAAACTTATATTTCTTGACGATACGTTTTACAACAATAAGCACTGGGTAAACAAAACTATATTAAAGCTAAATTCAAGTAATTATTATTTTAGAATACCAGTTGACCATGTAGACGGTTCTTCTGTCTTGGTAAAAGATATAAAAGCTAAAGACAATAAATGGAAGAAAAAGTTTCTCAAATTTGTAAAAGTCCAATATAAAAACTCAATAAATTTTAATTCAGTTTTCCCCACCATAGAAGAAATAGTAAACTTACCCACGGATAGCGTAGCTCATATAGCTGCTTACAGTGTGTTTAGATTTTCGAGCCTCCTTGGCTTCAAGACAGAATTTTCATTATCATCGATAAAATACGGGAACATAAAAAGATCAATGAGCGAAAAAATTCTTCAAATTTGCAATAAAGAAAAAGCGAAAACATATTACACTTTAATGAAGAACAGGGGCACTTTTGACGAAAGGAAATTCCTAAGCAGCGGTATAAGAGTAAGCTTCTTCACGTCTTATTCCGAAAAGTATTCTATCATAGACGATTTAATGACAAATCATTCTTATACGAACCTTTTTTGAAAAGGGGTGTAATCTTTTGTAACTATGAAAGAAAATAGCAACTCCGCGAAAAGGAGAGTGAAAATTCGGGGGGCTAAGGAATTAGCTGAAAACTTAACCGAATCAAGTCTAGAAAGACCTATGGCCCCTAATCCAATAAAAAAACAAATAAAACTCAACCAATTTCCTTGGACAGAAAAACAAAAAGAATTTTTTAAGGTGGCTTTAGATCCTTTTACAAAAATTGTATTCGTTAATGGCCCAGCGGGCACGGCAAAAACATTACTTTCAGTATACTGTAGCCTTCAGCTACTTAACATGAAAGTTTCTTCAGATATAATGTATTTACGTTCTGCTGTAGAAAGCTCGGATAAAAGCCTAGGATATTTACCCGGTGACGCAAACGAAAAATTAAGATTTTATAATTTGCCTTTTCTTGACAAGCTTGACGAATTGCTAGTAGAAACTAGAGCCGAAAGATTAGAAGAACAAAAAAGAATATCAATGTTTCCCGTAAATTTTGCTAGAGGCATGAACTGGAAGCATAAATGCATTATTCTCGATGAGGCACAGAATAGTTCTGAAAAAGAAATTATAACAGTTCTTACTAGAATGGGAGAAGGGTGCAGATGTTTTATCTTAGCTGACCCAATGCAAACAGATTTAAAAAACGAAAACAAACAAGGCGGCTGCGAAGAATTAGCGGAAATTTTCTCAGACGAAGAAAGCGCCAGTGAGGGCGTGTATTCATTTTGCTTCACAGAAGAAGACGTAATGAGGTCTGAGTTAGTTAAATTTTTAATCAAAAAAATAAACAATGCATCCAAATCTAAAAAAAGAAGTAAATAAAATTGGCGATCTTGCGAAAGAGAAAGGGGTAGGCTTTTCTTTTACTCAAACAATTTCTTCAGACGTAGTCTTGCTTTCTTGCAACAAGCTTGTAGGGATGATGATTTTTAAGGAAGAGGAAGAGAATGACAATGAGATTATTGGATGCTTCAAAATAGATATGAAAAAATGGCGATGGGCCGAGGCAGAAGGCTTTGCAGAGGATGAAGACGCATTTGTTGGAATCATTAATGAAATACTTACGACGGTCTCTTATCAAGATTTTATAAAGCATCTAAAGCTAAATTAAGACATGTGGTAATTCTTGTGATGATCTTGGCCCCAGTGGCCTTTCTTGTCAGCGCTATGTTTCTTCATATATGTTTCAGCGTCGTGAGCTAAAGAATTTATTTTACGAAAATATTCAGCAAGAGCATCATCCCTGTTTTTACAGAAAGGAAAGCTTAAAGACATAATTTGTTTTAGTTCATCTTTCATCTTCAACCGTCTAATTTTGATTACACAATTAAAATCACATTTCTTTTTAAAAAAACCAAGGAATCATTATAATATTATAGATATGAAAAAATACTGTTTTAACTGCGGATCAAAGCTAGAGTTCTCACCAAAGAACATGCCAAAATTCTGTCAAAACTGTGGAAAAGCGTTGGCGTCACAGATGACTTCAGAAGACAAAGAGGAGGTTAGCGCTGCTATTGGCGATCCTGAAGAAGGTTCTCCCCAAGTTCCCGTTAATATTGATGGTCTTGATTTTGAGTTCGACGGCAGCTCTCTAAGCAGAAAAAAGGAAACGTTGGCATCACTTATGGGCACCGCAGATAAAAAAGACTTAAACAAAGATGATTCATGGCAACCTAACGTGTCAGACGTCTCTAACGAAGAGTTCTTAAAAGAGTTCCAAAAAGAAGCAGGGACGTCAAGACAATCGACACCCAGTCAAGAGAAAGAGAATGATCAAGCATGAAAATAAAGACACAACAAAGAGGCCAAAGTTTGAAGACTGTATAGGTTTTATAGATGAAGAGATTAACAAAAGAAGAGGGAAATGGGCGCTATCGTCTCTCCATTGGATGGACTATGATGATGTTTCTCAAATAATAAGAATCCATATTTATGAAAAATGGCACTTGTATAATCCAGAAAAGCCCTTGGCTCCTTGGATTAATAGAATAATTTCAAATCAAATTAAAAACTTAATAAGAAATAATTACGGAAATTTTAGTAGACCATGTTTAAAATGTGACGCGGCTGAACCCGGTAATTTATGTAAAATTTATAAAAAACAATGTTCAGGATGTCCACTATATGAAAAATGGGAACGAACAAAAAAAAGAGCTTATGATGTCAAAATTCCCCTAGCTTTAGATGATCACGCACACGAAGTAAGATCTATATCTTTCGAAAGCGGGATTGATATAGAAAAAAATATTAAAGTTTTACATAAACAAATGAAAAAGATTTTAAAGCCGAATGAATGGATTGTATATGAAGGCCTTTTCATAAAAAATCAAGAAGAGGAAGAAGTGGCTCAAGCCTTAGGGCTAAAGTCGAACGAAAAAAATAGAACGCCGGGGTACAAACAAATTAAGAATATTAAGAAAAAAATTATAGAAAAAGCCAAGAAGCTCATAAAGAAAGGGGGGATAGATATTTTATGAATCTAACGGAGGATCAAAAAGAAAAAATTCTTAACGAGTGGAACTCTAGGCCAGATAGCCCACCTTCTCTATTAGAACTGATAAGAGCAGTTTATCCAGATAAACCCGAACTAGACGGCAGAAGTAAAGAAGGAAGAGAAGTAAAGGCTTTTTTAGCCACAAGAAAAATAAAAGCAAGGGGAGCGCACGAATATCAGGCAAAAGAAAAGATAAAACTATCTCAAGAGCAAAAACTATTTATAGAAAGCAACGCCTCTATGATGAAGGGGAAAGAAATAGCAGGAGTTATATTCGCTACCCCGGGGCTTACAAATCTTCATCAAGAAGTACGTGTAGTAAATGACTACATAAAGTCTTTAGATTTAGAGCCATATGAAGACACGAACGAAGTACCTAATTCAGAATACAAACCCCCGAAGACCTTCGATAAGACTGTCTATAGAATTAATAAGTTTGTTAATAACGGAATTGATAGAAACAAAATTACCAGTGGCGTTAAGAAAAATGTCGACTCTTTAATTAATTACCTAAGTACCTTTAGATTCTCTCACCAAATTAATACTTATTCATCTCAAACAGATAGAGATTTATTTGAAAGTAGTTTTATAAGATATTCTTACGATAAGCCAGACTTATCCCAAGAAGAGGTTGACCAATACATAGTTCTTTGCACGGAGGTCATTATAGCAGCTAGTATCCAAAGAAGGACGGAAAGGCTTCAGGACTTATTAGATAATACGGCAGAGGACACTGAAGGGCGTAGAATAGCTATGTCACTAGTAGAAGCTATCAGCTCTGCTCAAACAGAGTATAACCAATGTATAAACAGGCAAAATAAATTATTAGACTCTCTGAAACAAAAAAGAAGCGACAAACTCAAAAATCAAATTAACGCGACCGCAAGCGTTTTGAACTTAGTACAGCTTTGGAAAGAGGAAGAGTCTAGAAAGAAATTAATACAACTAGCTAACCTAAGGAAAAAAGCAATATCAAATGAGATAAAAAACCTATCAGACATGGACGAAATCAAATGCAGGATCCTTGGTATAAGCGAGGGGGAAATCCTAGATGAGTGAAAGCAATAGTCCTGAGCCCACATGCAAAAATTGCGGTAAAGAGTTCGAAACTCATAGACAGCTTCACGCTCATCTTAAAGCTCACGACTTAAGGGTGGTTGAATATTATCAAAAATATTTTCCAAGGTATGATTTTCATGACAAAAAAATTATTAGATACAAAACTTTAGAACAATATTTTTCTACAGACTTTAATTCTAGAAGCAATCTTCGTCTTTGGCTTAAATCTGTATCAGAGGAAGAGTCTAGAGATTATTGTAAAAACATTTTATTAAAAAGAAAAAATGAAAAAGGACTTATTTATACCCCTACTCAAGTAGAGCTTAGAACAATACTCTCGCCTCCAATTCAATATTTACGGAATATTTTAGACGGCTATTATAAGGTCTGTGAAGAGCTTGGGTTTAAAAATAAATATCAATTACCTACAGAAATGATAGAAGGAAAGGAATATGAGAAATCTCAATACTCTATACACGTAGATACGAGAGAACAAATGCCTTTAAAGTTTAACGACTACCGTACTAAACCTATGGCATTATCCGTAGGAGATTATACTTTTAGTGAGCCAAAATTAACATGTAATTGTTATGTAGAAAGAAAGTCTTTAGCTGATTTTATTTCCACCATGAGCGTTAAAAATTTAGATAGATTTGAAAAAGAAATAATAAGAGCAAAAGAAGAAAATATTAATTTGATTATCTTAGTAGAAGATACATTGAGTCACGCAGTAAGTTTTAAATTTCTACCCCATATATCAAAGAAAATAAAAGCAACACCAGAATATATATTCCATAATGTAAGACATCTAATTCAAAAATATCCACACATTCAATTTTTGTTTGTCGGAGGAAGAAAAGAAGCGGAAAGGGTTATTAAAAAAATATTTTTTAGTGGATGTTCTTACGTAGAGGTAGATTTACAATACTCATACGATACGAAGGTTTTATAATGTGGTACTGTCCTGATAAATACAAAATAGAGCCAGACAAAATAAACGAAAAAATGTCTGAGATAGAAGGATTTCTATCTGATAAAGAAGCTAAAATAACTTTAGCCCAATTTTTACATGCGAACATAGGGTTTACTACAGAGCTTATATCGGGAATTAAGTTAGCGACTTACCAAGAAGTAACGCTTAAGGGGATGATGAACAGAAACTTTAGCATGTGCGTTTGGGGTCGTGGATGTGGAAAGACTTTTATTGCTTCGGTGTTTTGTTTTTTACAATGTATTTTCAATCCGGGTACAAAAATTCTTGTTGCAGGACCAACGTTTAGAACAGCAAGGTTCATATTTAGTAATTTGGAAAAAATGGTTGAATCGAAGGGAGCCGAATTACTTATGCAGTGTTTCGGGGCAAAAATAAAACGTAATGATCAATTTGAATGGCAGATAAACGAAGGATCAGTAACAGCTATCCCGCTCAATGGAGAAAAAATTCGTGGATTTCGCGCGAATGTACTATTGCTGGATGAGTACTTGCTCTTGCCAGAAGACCTAATTAATACTGTCCTTATGCCATTCTTGGTCGCTCCGCAAAACATGAAAGAAAGAATAGAGATACGTGAAATGGAAGACAAGCTTATCGAACAAAAAGTAATGAAAGAAAAAGATAGAATGGTTTTTGAAAATGATTCTAAAATGATAGCCTTGTCTTCCGCTAGTTATACTTTTGAAAATTTATATAAGACATACCAAGACTGGGTAAATAAAATTTACGAGAAAGGAACTGGAGACGCTTCTTATTTCGTATCCCAGCTAGGATACGAGACTTTACCTGAACATATGATCGATCATACTATAATTGAAGCCGCGCAAGACGGCGGTTCTTCTAACGCGTCATTCCAAAGAGAGTATTGCGCTCAATTCACAGACGGGAGTGACAGCTACTTTAGTGCAATCAAAATGCACGGGTGCACTATCCCAGACGGAGAAGAGCCTACTACCCTAATAAAAGGACGCCCAAATAAAAAATATGTAGTAGGAATTGATCCTAACATGAGCGATAGCCCAAGCGCTGACTATTTTGGAATATCAGTAATGGAAGTCAATGACGAAAAAGAAACAGCAACCTTGGTCCATAATTACGCAGGGTTAGGCAACTTAAACAAGCATGTGCAATATCTTTATTATATATTAGAGAGTTTTGATCCAGTTTTAATTTCCGTCGATAACGCCGGCGCAGACATGTTCCTTGAGGCAGCTAACAATTCTAAACTCTTTATAGACAACAGAGTTAATTTAAAAACAATTGAATTTGACTCCAACAAAGAAGGGGCAGACTATATTAAGCAAGTAAGAGACTTTAAAAGAACGTATAATAAAGAAAATAGACAAATAGCATTCAATCAGGTCTTTTCGAGTGATTGGATAAGGAAGGCTAACGAACTTTTGCAGGCTAACATTGACTATAAAAAAATATGGTTTGCCTCTAGAACTTCGGCAAACGGCTCTGAGTTCGATAAGCAGAGTACATATAAAATCAACTTAAAACAGGTTAATGAAGAAAATATGGGAATGTTTATAGAAACTCAAGACAATTTAGTATATCAAGTTAAGAAACAATGCGCTCTCGTAGAAGTAAAAACGACCGCAAGAGGAACCCAAACTTTTGATTTACCGCAGCATCTGAAGCGGAACACTTCTGCTCATAGAGCAAGAAAAGACAATTATACGGCTTTATTGCTTGCGAACTGGGCAGTGAAATGTTACTTTGACATGCAAAATTATAAGCTTGATGAAGGGACAGCGACATTTGTGCCAAGAATGGTGTAATACAAAATAAGGTTTTATCAAAAAAAATAAGCTAAAAAAAAGTAAAATGAACGAAAAAAAAGAAAACCCAAAAAGCGCTCCCAAGAAAAGAGCGAGTAGGGCCAAGAAGCAAACCCCATCAGAACCTTTGATGACTTCTAGTGCGTCAACGTACGATAACGTTGCCATGGCTTCGAGCGTTACTTCTTTCAGAAGGAATAAGGCCGGCTCTATAGAGAGAACCGATAAATTTACAAATATTGAAAATGGACTGATACCATTCAAGACCACTACCGGCTCAGGTCAGAGCGGTATTTCCATCAGGGACGCCGTAATTTTATGTCAAAAGGCTTATTATAATTTTTCTATTTTTAGAAACACAATTGACTTGATGACAGAATTTTCTACAAGCGAAATTTATTTCGAAGGTGGCAGCAAAAAATCTCAGAACTTTTTTGAATCTTTATTCAAGAAAACAAATGTTTGGGATTTGCAAGACAGATTCTTTAGGGAATATTATAGATCTGGAAATGTGTTTTTATATAGGTTTGACGCCAAACTTAAACCATCAGACGTTAAGAAAATTTCACAGACATTTGGAGGAAAGACTTCGACCGTTGAGATTCCATACAGGTATGTAATTTTAAACCCAGCAGACATACAAATCGCTGGGTCTTTAAATTTTAGTCAAGCAAGAAAATACCACAAGGTATTAACCGACTATGAATTAGAAAGAATAAGAAATCCAAAAACAGATGAAGACAAACAAATATACAACTCTCTCGACCCAACGACAAAAAAATCTATCAAGCAAGCTCCACTCTCAAGCTCCGTTATTATAGAATTAGATGCGAAAAGATTTCACGCAGTCTTTTACAAAAAACAAGATTACGAACCGTATTCTGTCCCAATGGGCTATCCTGTTTTAGAAGACATAAATCATAAGGCCGAGCTTAAAAAAATGGACATGGCGATAACAAGAACCGTTCAACAAGCGATCTTGCTTGTGACAATGGGGGCCGAGCCAGAGAAAGGCGGAATAAACCAAGAAAACCTATTAAAGATGCAGGCTCTTTTCGAAAATCAGTCAGTAGGAAGAGTCCTTATAGCAGACTACACAACAAAAGCTGAGTTTGTTATTCCTCAGGTCCGTGATATTTTAGATCCAAAAAAGTATGACGTAGTAAATACCGACATTAATGCTGGCTTAAACAATATGCTTACTGGCGTTGATACAGGTGGAGAAAAGTTTGCGAACATATCTTCTAAGGTGGAAGTGTTTATAGCAAGATTAAGGCAAGCCAGAAAAACGTTTTTAAATGATTTTCTTATTCCTGAAGTAAAAAGGATTTCGAAGGAGCTTGGTTTTAAAAATTATCCTACGCCGAAACTAAAAGAGATCATGCTAAGGGACAATACAGAAAAATACAGAGTATATACTCGTATGGCAGAACTTGGGCTATTGACTCCAGAAGAACTTTTCGAGGCTTTGGACAGCAACAGGCTACCGAATAAAGAAGATTCCATGGACTCTCAAAAGAGGTATATCGGTGATAGAGACGAAGGCCTTTACTTTCCGCTAGTTGGTGGATCACCCATAGAAAATCCAGCGATGGAAGAATGGGTTCCTCAAGAAATTGCCCACCCAGAACTGCAAAAACCTGTTACGTCTCCTAATACGGCTCCTAATAAGGCTACGCCCAAAAAAAGCCAGACAACCTCACCAAACGTTGGCAGACCACCGGGGACAGAAGGAATTCCACAGGAAAGGAAAAAGGCTGCCGCGCAACACTATAGTTTTGAAAGCGTAAAAAGCAATATCATTAAGTCCCAAGAATTGGAAAAAGATATCGAAAAAGAATTAAGAAAAATCCACAAAAAGAAAAGACTTACTAACCAACAAAAAGAAATAGCAAAGACCATTGGGTGTATAATTCTAGCTAATGAATCTCCAGAAAACTGGAAAGAATCTATAGCTGAGTATTGTAAAAAGCCAATAGATCAAAATAAAGATCAAGTTAGCCGAATAGAAGACATTGCCGTCAAGCATCAATTAGATACATTTTTGGCAAGCATTTTGTTTCATAGTGTAATAGAAAGTAAGGAAAATAAAAATGAGTGAAAATTTAAACGAACAAAAAAATAACGACGACCAAATCAAACATCTTTACGACGAGGGTGTAGACATTTCTTTGCCTGATGACATTATGATGCCATTACCTCAGGAGATTGACGAAGAAGATGGAAAAATTTATAAAAACGAAATCAAAGACGATGTAGATGTTTCGTTTAGATTCGCGTTTATTGGAGCGGGGCAAGGAGGGGCAAGATTAGCTCAATCATTTAAAAAAATAGGGTACAATAGAGTTGCCGCAGTTAACACCGCTCAACAAGATTTAAATACCGTGGACTTAGAGAATAAGCTTTGCATCGGCGATGGGGGCGCGGGCAAACAGCCTGAGTTGGCGAAAGAGAAATTTACAGACGCTAAAGAAGATGTCTTAGATTTCATGCGTTATTCCTTTGGAGAAAAGTTTGATAGAATTTTTATTTGCGCTGGTGGGGGAGGAGGCTCTGGAGGAGGATCGTTGATACCTCTGGCAAACATTGCTCACGATCTTCAACTAAGTTTAAACACGTCGTCAAAAAAGGTAGGTATAATTTTAACTTTACCAAAAAAGTCAGAAGGAACAGGGGTGCTAGAAAACGCAAAGAAAGCTCTTCATGACGCGCTTATTCTAAAAGGTAAAGGCCTTGTGTCTCCGTTGATTATATTAGATAATGAAAAAATCAGCGAACTATACCCTAACTTGCCTGTTGCAAAATTCTGGGAAACGGCAAACGCTAGTATGACGGGGCTTTTTCATTTATTCAATGCAACGTCTTGTAAAGATAGTAGCTTTTCGTCTTTTGATAAAAATGATTATAAAACAATTCTAGACGCAGGAGTAGTTTCTTTCGGCGCGTCTCCCGTTCCAAAGTGGGATGACCCCGTGGCGCTTTCTAGAGTAGTCAGGGAAGGGCTAAAAAATACCCTGCTCTCTGGTAATGTAGATATTTCTTCAGGAAACAGAGCGGGAGTGATCGTAATAGCTGGGAAAGAAATTTTAGATGCATTGCCTCAAAATCATATTGACCAAGCATTAGATCAGCTTAATAGAATGCTACGGAAAGGGAGTATCATACATAGGGGAATCTATAGTGGAAATAAGCCTAGTTTGACAATTTTTACCGCGATAGGCGGGTTAGACAATCCTCTTATTTAAAATTGAACAAATTTTCAATTTATTTGTCTAAATCTAAATGAATGATTTAGCCGTTATTACGTGTTTTCTTAACTTCGACAAAGACCCAATGAGGGTTCAAGCCTTCTCTCAATTCAAGCAAAGCTTGGATGCTCAGAAGGCGACACTATATACGGTGGAAGTCACCCAAGAAGGACGACACTCAGAAATTAAAAACTTTTGCGGAGACAATCATCTTGAGATAAAAGTGTTTTCCCCTCTCTTAATGAAAGAGAACGCTTTGAACGTCTTGTCTGCTACTCTTCCAAAAGAATTCAAAAAAATTGCATGGTTAGATTGCAGCACTGTTATCAAGAATGAAAATTGGCTAGAAGAAACTTCAAAACTTTTAGACGAACACAAGCTAGTTAAAGTCGGGGAGGACGTTTCTTGGGGAGCCTTAGCTTCTGATAGAGAGTTTTTTGAAAAAATAGGATTGTTCGATTTAGACTTTAGCGGAATGGGGGAGTATATTTCTTACGTAAGCGCTACGTCTCCTAACTTTGCTGAAGAAAACAGTGAGGTTTTGTCGGCCTATGAAAAAAATAACTTAGAAATTTATTATAGACTTCTTGACTACAGAAATGAAGCCTATGAATATTTTCAAGGAGATGCCGTAACTATTGATTCAGAAATACAAAGACTCTCTTCTAACAAAAACGACGTAGTCCCACACGATGTGGAGCTAAAGAAGCAAAGACTAGGCCTACTAAGATACATAGATTTAAATACGTTTATCGTTTATAACGGTAAGTATAATGCCGTGGGTGTGAAAAATATAAACGAATTCAAATATCCAAAGATAATGGTCAATTATCTTAAAACCCAATCCATTGAAGAAGCACCTCAAGCCGAGCCGGGAACTCTTGACCCCAAAGACCCAAGCGCCATAGTTGCAAAAAACCTTGCCGAAGAACATATCCATAACGTGTTTCAAGAACTAAACAATATAAACAAATTCAAAGAGCAGGCTCTCAACAGAGAAAAAGAGCTAATAAAAATTCTTGAAAACCATAAGATTACTTAAAAAAGGTGTAACTGTTATGGATGAGGTCTGTTATAGCTTTATTTTTATTAATGACAATGACAAGCTGTGGTTTAATGAAAAGCTTGAGAGACTCTGCTTACGTCAAACAACAACGGAAACTAAATCTTGATCCTTATCATGTTCAAAGCTGCGGTCCCGAGGCAATTCAAAAAGCTTTTTTAAATTTTAATATTTTTATAAAACTAGAAGATTTGAGTTACGTAATGCAAAGCGCCCCATCTTGTGCCAATCTTTTGAGAGATACGCTTGCCGTGCTTGACGCAGAGGCAAGGAAGATTACGTTTCCGTCGGAGATTAAAAGCATTTTAAAGAAAAACGGCTTTACAATTACAAGCGTTAAAAACTTGGAAGAGCTAGATAAAAATCAAGACACAGCAATCATACTCGTAAAACAAAAGGGCGCGATCCATTACCATTGGGCGTGCTTCCCTATAGATAAAGATATCGAAACTTTTTTTGGAAAAGACACTGTAGTAAAAGAAATATATCTTATTAAAAAATAAACTAAATATTTATTAATTTTTATTGAACGCCTTTTAATAAAAAGCGTGTATTATTATAGTGTAGGGAAGATTTTTTTCATGAAAAATTTAGATATTGAAGGGTTAAAAAACGAGGCTCCAGAGAAGCCTAAAGACGAGCATGAAGAAGAAAATATAGCTTTTTCTTCTAGGCTTGTTGAGTACTTTTCAAAAAAATCAAAAGACTTCACCAAAAACAACAAATCCTCCCTAAAAACTGACCAACTTAAAAAAGTATATTGTCATGGGGCAAGACTAGGGAAATCGCAAAACGTAGAAAATGTTAACTTTTACGCATTGGCTAGGGTCAATATGTTTTTGAGACTCAAAGCAGGAGACAAAATGACCCAAAAAGAAAGTCTTTCTAACACAAATAAGCCTACGAAACTGGAGCTAGAAGAAAAAAAGAGCCAAAAAAGGCTATCAAGCTTTATTGACATATCGGAAGGCTGGGCTCCCAGCGAAAAAGATTTTGAAAAAGCTCAAAAAGAAATAGACGAAAACAATCTGAAACACAATTATGAAGATATAGAAGATTTGTACATGGAGTACGAGCCTATTAAACCGATGTGGGATTAAAATTATGAATATCGATTTTACACGACAAATTAAAGAAATTAAAGAAAAGGAAGTTTTACATAAGCCTTTCCCTACGGGAGAAGGATACGCCCTTTATACGAAGAATGAAGAAGGTAATTTTGTGAAAGTCCTTTTTTCCAACGGAGAACAAATTAAAAAGTATTTAAATGATTTGGGATACGACTGGGGAAATGAAAAAAATGAATACACAAACTTCGATTGTCAACATCGTCTACTTAAAGTTCTTCCCGAATTATCTAAAGTAGACACTATAGCCGCTGACCCGCAATGGGAAATTAACGAAAAAGAAGTTGAAGTAAAAAATGAACCCCTGAACCCACACCCACAAGCTCATAGGAAAATGGAAGATATGCCTCATCTTGCTGTCGAGCTTAGAGAAGTAGATCATCCTCTCCATTGGGACGAAAGTAATTACGACGACAAGGAAGCGGGAATCGGCTTTGCAGAAAAAGAAAAGAAAAATGATAAGAAAGATAAGAAAGACAAGAACGGCAAAAAAAATGACGATTCAAAAGAGGAAGAAAAAGACAAGAACGGCAAAAAGCTTCCGCCATGGCTAAACAAAAAGAAAAGCAAATCAAACTATTCAGCGCTTTATCACAGAGTAAAAGGCAATGTAAATATGCCATGGCTTTACGGCTTTGAAGAAGGAGACAAAGTAAGGAATGTAAATAATCAATGCAAGCATTTTAGAAGTGAAGGCGTTGTCAAAGAAGTCAAAGATCTTCCTGATGATGCAGGGTTTATCGTAGGCTACGCATGTTCGAACGCAGGGAAAAATTGGACAGAAGGCGATCTCTTGTTTAAGACTCCAGATCAATTAGAAAAAATGGAAGGTAATGTAAATATGCCGTGGCTTTACTAAGGAAATAAAATATGACCCAAAAAGATCTTAAGTATAAAACGGTTTTTAGCTCGACGATAAGACCTCTTGTCTCAGAAGAAAGAGATAAATATTTAGCATTAGCAAGTCTTGCTGATGTTGGTGATTTTATCCCTGATATCGACGCAGAAGAAAACATAGATCTTTTACCTATCGCCTTCAACGCTTGTGTAGTAAATCGAGTAAACAAGAACGGAGATGTAATTGACGCCAGTACTGCTTCAAAAATCTACGAGAATTTTATAAATAAGCCTATTAATATTGAGCACAATAGAGACAAGGTCGTTGGTGTTATTTTAACCGCTGGATTTAGCGAGTTTGGGACAGACACCGTTCTTACGAAAGAACAGATTTCTGATAATTCGACGCCTTTTAATATCACATTGGGAGGAGTTTTTTGGAAAGTAGTAAACAGCGAGTTGGCAGACTTAATAGAGGAAAGTAGTGACCCAACAAGCGAAAATTATATGACTATTTCTGCAAGTTGGGAGCTAGGTTTTTCAGACTTTAATATAATTTTGTTAGATATAGACGAAAAAAACATTGAAAATGGCCAAATTATATCAGAAAAAGAAGCTATAGAAGAAATACAAGAACATCTAAAAGCTTTTGGAGGCAATGGATGCATAGGAGACGACAAAAAAGCATATAGACAAGTTATCGGTGAAGTTGTGCCTCTTGGCATTGGTCTAACGGATAGCCCTGCGGCAGACGTAAAAGGCGTGGCTACAGAGGTAACGAAAGAGGCCGAAAAAGAAGAAGAATTTTTGGTAAAAAGCGCCAAAGAAAACAATAATATTTCACAAGACCCTAAAAGGGATGTAATCCCCAAGGAGAAAAGCATTATTATGAAAATAAAATCAGTAAATGATATTACAGACGACTTGTTGAAGACAGTCGAAGCTACTGTCGTTTCTGACTTTATCGAGGAAGAGCTAAAACATGCTTCTGAAAAGTTCAACACAGAGAAAACAAAGCTCCAAGACGAACTTACTGAGGCTAGAAACGAACGTGAAACCCTTTCGAAGGATCATGAAGAGCTTAAAAGCAAGCTCGAAGAAGTTGAAAAAAGTTTAGCCGACCTCGAAAAAGAAAAGAAACAGAGAGAGGCTGAAGCTAAATTCAACGAGCGCATGGCTTTGCTTGACGAAGAGTACGAATTGAACGATGAAGATCGTGAAGTTCTTGCTTCTGATATTAAAGACATGAACGAAGAAGATTTTGNATNTTTTCAAAAGAAAATTTCGATCCTTCTNAAAAACAAAACCAAAGCTTATATTGAGGCTGAAGAGTCCAANAAAGCTGAAGAGTTGAANNGTGCTNAAGAAGCGAAAGCTTCCGAAGAGAGNGANAAAGAAGAAGTAGTTGTTGAAACTGCGGTTGATGAAGCCGACAANGAAAACGACGANATTCCNAACTCTATTCAAGCGGAAGAGGAAACTCTCCTTGAAAAGTATAAGAAGGCTTTTAGCATTGATCAATTCGAAACGAATTAAACAATTAACAATTAATAAAGGAATAATATTATGGCAACATTAAGACCATTTAGAGATTATGATGAAAAGGACGTTATTAACTTATACGCCCTTGATGTTTCTGCTCTTAACGCGGCCCATGACCTTTCTACTTGGGACAAGCGAGTTGGCTCAGGTACATTGGTGAAATTGGGTACGAACGGGTGGAGAAACACTGACGAACTGGATATGATCGGCGGAGCCGGTGATTTCGCAGTATCAAACGTCACCTCACAGCGCTACGGCGTAGCTGCTAAAGTAGCTATCGCCACCGCGACAGATACGCCGCTCGGAATGCTGCTACATCATGTAGCTAAGTATGACGAAAACGGAGAACAACTTAAATTTAACCCAAGAAAAGCTAGCGAGCTAGAATCAGCAATTGAAGGACAAGCAGTACCTTTGGTAACAAGGGGACTTTTCCTTGTTAACGGTATTGACGTGTCTGTCACCGCTCTCAGCGCAGCTGGACAAGCCTTGTACGCTGGAGACCTCGGTCAAATCACTTGCGAGGCCGCATCCAACGTCAAGATTGGACAAGCTCTGGGGTTAGCTGCTGATGGGAATGTTCTCATTAAGTTGGAACTGTAAACAATTAAAATAAGGAAATTTTATAATGAAATTAAAATTAAAAAACACTCCAGAACAAGTAGAACTTGTAAAGGCCATGGGTTCGAGAGATTCTTCTGTTTCTCGCGAAGCCTCTGAAGCATTCGCCGCCTTTCTTGGACCAGTAATCCAAAAAGTTCTATACACAGCTGGAACTGCTAGTCAGATTTTTGTTGATTCAGCATTTGATGAAGACGACAGTCCCAGTTATCCACTCGACTTATACTATGGTGAAGGACCGGGCTATGTATCGGTATGGAGCCAACACATGGCTGGTGGTTTGCCCACCTCGCAAGTCGAAGGCATGAAAGAGCTTAAAATCGCAACTTATCGTTTAGATTCTGCGGTTAGCTTCAATAAGCGGTATGCTCGTAGAGCACGCCTTGACATTGTAAGCAAAGCTATCGAAAGAATGGCTCAAGAAATTCTTGTTAAGCAAGAGCGTAATGCTTGGGCAGTCATTCTTAGAGCCCTCGCTGAAGCCAGCACAGACCATACGGTCGCAGGTGCTACTACTGCACAAGACCATCTTCTGATGGCAGCCGATGTAGCTAAGGGATTTCAGCTCGCGGACCTAAACGCGATGATGACTCTTAACAAGAGAATTAATGAGTCCTTCTCAAGCAATACTCCAATCGCTCCTTATTCCACTGGAATCACTGATCTTTATGTCAGTCCTGAGGTTAAGGAATCGATTCGTGCATTTGCTTATAATCCGTTGAATACAACGGGTGGAGCTGGCGCTCTTTATGACCAAACTTTGCCGGATAATATCCGTTCGGATATCTATAATCAAGCAGGCATGCAGTCTATTTACGGTGTTAACATCGTGGAATTGGTCGAATTCGGTGTAGGCAAGAAATACAATACGTTGTTCAGCACGTTTGGTAGTGTCACTACTGACGTAGACGATGCAACGGCCGGTAATCAAGCCTTTAGCGCTGCTGCAGGCGGTAACCAAATTCTAGTAGGTATTGACAATAGCCGAGGCGCGTTCATTCGCCCGGTTGCTCGCCAACACGATAGTGGTGGCGACGGCACGTTTAGAGCTCTTCCTGACGAGCAGTTCAATATGTACGGTGCACGCGTTGAGAAAACAGGCTTTTACGGATTCCTCGAAGAGGGACGTATTTGCATCGATGCTCGTGCAATTATGGGATTGATCCTGTAATTTGAAGTATTAAAATTATCCCCGTCTCTGGACGGGGGTTTTTTTTGTTTAAATATTTATTTTTAAATTAAGTCTAATAATACTAGTTATGGCACAAAAGAAAAAATCAACCAAAAAGGTCGCTGCAAAGGCGAAAAATAAGCAAAAGACGATGGAATCCCTGTCTCAAACGCATGGTAAAGAGGAAAAGTTCGAGCCAACCACGCTTGAGCAGGTATGGGGAGAAGAAACTGGCCTAACTAAGTACGGCACAACGGATGTGAACGATTATATCAGAAAGCTTGACGAAATGAACAAGTCTGACCTACAGGCTCACGCTCATTATGTTGGGTTTGTGCCCGTAGACGACAGGGTGTCCCTTACTAAAAAGCTTATTACAGAGTTTAAAAAATATGTTTCCGGCTTCCAAAAGCCCTCAACTCAGCCTATTCCAAATAGTCCCGTCACTGACGAAGTAAATAAAATACTATCTGAAGGAAGATAATAAAAAAAAGTATATTTTCTCTGCATTTGTGTAAGTATATAATGTATGAGTGCGGAGAATGTAGACTTTAATATTACTCAGGGATCAGTTTTTAATGTAAGGATACAGGTATTTGATAGTGCTGCAAATATTATTGATTTAACCGGGAACGAAGTAAGAGGAGTTGTGAAAAACAAATACTCTGACCCGGATACTGATATTCTAATTAACTTGGACCCGATTGTCTCTGACGCCACAAAAGGTGAAATAGATATTCTTTTAACTTCTGCTCAAACCGCTCAATTACCCGTCACCGAGGCTCGGTATGACTTGGAAAAATACCCTTTGACAAATACACAGGGTACGGAAAAGCTCTTAGAAGGTAGAGTTTTAATCCATCCAGAAATTACCAGCGGAGTGGACCTTGATTACAATAGTTAAATAGAAAAAATGGCGACAAAATACAAAGTTTGTATTACGGACTTGATTACTGGAGACGAGCTATACTGCTACTCCAGTACATCGTCATCTTCTGGCTCGGCGTCCGGCGGTGGTGGTGGAACTGGATCCGGTTATCAAGGTAACCAAGGTCATCAAGGTAATCAAGGATTTCAAGGAACAATAGGCGCGACAGGATCAATAGGTAATCAAGGCTATCAAGGCTATCAAGGTAATCAAGGTAATCAAGGTACAGATGGCTCTAGTGAAATATTATTTGTAGTAACAGCCAACTTTATTCAAGGAGCTTGGATTTACTATATTGATGGAGTCAAACAAGACACCCTAAAACTTTTACCAAACTTCAGATATAAGTTCGACTTAAGCAGCACAACATTAACAAACATGTCTTTCAGCCTGTCCGAAATAAGTGACGGCACACATAACAATGGCTCAACATATATAGACGGAGTTACCAAAGTAGGAACCGAAGGTAACGCGGGAGCCTATCTCTTATGGGATACGCCGAATGACGTAAATAATATAATGTATTACTTCGACCTCTCCCAAACAGGAGCGGGCGGAGCGCTTTTAATGACAGGGGCAGATGGAGCAATCGGCCCTCAAGGTAATCAGGGGTTTCAAGGCAATCAAGGTAATCAGGGGTTTCAAGGTTACCAAGGTGATTTAGGATTTCAAGGTTATCAAGGGTCAATAGGCGTAAGTGGTACAGATGGTTCTGACGGCCAACAAGGGATACCCGGCACAGCAGGAGACGAAGGTTGCCCGAGCTGTTTTGAATTAAAGTGGGGCCAGAATATCGGCGACGTTCCCAAGCCAACAACTACCACGGCTCCGCCGGAAGGATTTGTTTATTTGGCTAACGATGCTGGCGGATTGCATGTTTATGGTGTTGACGGATCTGGGAACTTAACGTGGAAGGACAGTACGTCGGCATCAAACAGTTCTTCCTATAGTGGGTTAGCTAAAGATGTTTGGGGTGACGGGGACTTTATTTACTTGGCTAATCATTCTGAAGGGCTATACGTTTATTCTGACGACCTTGGTGAGGATTTAACGTGGAAAAGTTCTCACGCTCCACTAGGAGAAGAGGTTCATGGTGTTTGGGGGGACGGAACTTATGTTTACACGGCCACTCGTAATTCAGCGACTAATACAGCAGGCTTTCATGTTTATTCTGTTAGTGATCTTGGACTTTTACAACACCTAGCCTTCGATTTACAGTCCGTTAGTGGCTCACTGCTTAACGCCGCTAATGATATTTGGGGGGACGGAACTTACATTTACTCGGTTAATTATGAAGGCGGATTGCATGTTTATACGTGGGACGGCACAACCCTGCTACATGTAACTTCTTTACCGGGCTCAGCATTATTGCAAGCCAATGATGTTTGGGGAGACGGGAAATTTATCTATGTGGCTAATGGTTCTTCCGGATTATATGTTTATGAATTTGACGGAACAGGCTTTACGTGGAAAGATTCTGATGATCGAGGTGATTATGCTGAAGATGTCTGGGGCGATGGAGAATTTATTTACTTGGCTAATGGTACTGGGGGTTTACATGTTTATTCTGTTGATACAGCATCCGGAGTTTTAACGTGGTTGGATTCTGACAATCAAGACGGTATCGCTGAAGATGTTTGGGGAGACGGAACTTATGTTTACTTGGCTAATGCTGTTGGGGGTTTACATTCTTATTCTGTTAGTGATCTTGGAATTTTACAACATATAAGCTCTCATGACGTCTCAACAGGCTCAAGTGAAAAAGCTTTGGGTGTTTGGGCAAAACCATCACTTGCATTCCCAAGGAGTTGCTCTGATTGTTCTATGTCGTCTAATGATCCATCAGGTCAATTATCATTTGGCCGGTCAATAGGAGATACTTCTCTTAATTTTCAGAGTTCTGACGCAACTCGTTCCCAAGGTGTAGCCAATAATATTCAGATTGGTGGCTGTCTTTATTATTCAAAGGCGGGAGTTACATATCGTCATACAGCTCTAAACGTTGATCAGTTTAGAACAAGGGGAGGCTCTTTTTGCTCGGTAGAGATTTCTCCGGCTTTATCTGAAAACATAAATCTTGAGGATCGTATAGAATTTTATGCTTGTGGTTGTGGCCCTGCGGCAAGAATCACCCAACAAATAAACGCAGGGGATACTTCCTTTACGGCAGATTTTTATCGTTCTAAAACTGACAATGGTTGGAGCGTATTGCCCGGAGATACAGTTAGGTTTTTTGCGGGGGAATCCAACCAGCAAGATTGTGTTATTTTAAGCATTGCAGACGCGCCTTCTTCTCCTGTCGCAGCCGCGGGACCAGTTCTTCCTCCAGTCGCACTGGGCGCTGTTATCTTGGCCGTCGCAGCTCCAGCTGTACCGCCGGGAACAGCGATTGAAATATGGAGAACAAATATAACGAATACGCCGCTTGCTGGTTATGATTGTTCTGGAAATCTTATTAAATTTCAACTTCACGAAAACTGGACAAAACCCAAGACACATGGCATTAAGGCAAAAAGGCAAATAAACAAAATCGATATTGTAGGGGGAGAATTTTTAGATCAAACGGCGACTGGATGGTTTGGTCAAGGATTTCAAATTGATGCCCCGCCCAGTTATGCGCCCAGCGCCACTCAGGACTTATTTTATGGAATGACTAAGTTTAAGCCCGGTACGAGCGGGCCCGGGCCTCACCCAGCTTCAACGGATGATCATGAGACCGCCAAATATATTGCGGATCAATTTAATATGGCAGGAACCAACAACCCGTCATGGCAGGCATGGAATTATCCTCCGGGACTAACAGCATCCGTGTCAGATAAGCAAGCTCAGATTGATGCGATTGAGATAACTGCATCGGGGGCCGGGGATACGTTTGACGTAACCACCGGTCGGGGAGCAATTACGCAAGTAGCCGGGCCGATTACCGAGGACGAGCAGCAAGTAACTGAGATGTCTATACGGGTGGGCACGCCCAGTTCGGGTGGAACGGTAGATTGGGCTTCCGGAATGGATACTTTCAAGAATGCTAAACCAAACTATAGGATTTGGATCAATAGTGAAGCGACGAAGAAGAATTATGGAAACACGGGATGGATGGGAATGGAGATATATGAGGTCCGGATGGGCGATACTGATAGCACGGGAGCTTTCAAGACAGGAAGCCCGAGCGGATGGCGCGGGAATTACACCATATATTGGGGGGACCCCAGCACCAACGCGCCAACCAATCAGAACGTTGCTCAGATGTTAGTTGACATGATTAACAATAATCTGCGCGACCCGAGTGACGCGAGTAAGGGGACTATGTCTGGAGTAGTAGCGGAGCTTAAATCATCGGGCGGAGTGCCGATGACGTATACAGATGGAGGTATTATAATTAAGCTAAAGACGGACCTAAGGACTTATAATAATAACTCGGATTTTGACCATGTTAATCCCGAGGAAGTTGGGAAATTTGATCCCGAAGGGTTAGTCACTTGTTCAAGCGGGGCCTCGTTCGATTGTGGAGAATACCTTTTTGGATCCGGCAAAACTGGGGATTTCACGTCGATCTTAAAAGCAGACTATGCCTCTGGGAAAACAAAAGTGGCGGCGGAGATCAGGGACAGAATTAACGATCTGTCGGCGATACCGGACAGCGAAATGACCGCAATAACCGGGAATCAAATTCAATCGGTGCATAGCCCAGATCTGCATAGAGAAGTAAGTAAAGCTCAGGCAACGCATGACAGCAGTGGGAAACTGAAGTCAACATGGATGAATAATCTAAGCAATGTTGTCTTTTTGGTGTCTGGAAAAGATAATTTTTATCATACGGCTGACCAAGGGGGAATGGCGAGCCCATTAGCTACACCCTCCATAACTTTGGTGACGCCCGGCGGAGGCGGTGTTGCCGGACCGTGGGCATGGGGTACGGGGGCAGGACCGCTTAAGGATTTTAATGGTCCAGACCCATTAACCGTAATAAACCATAGTCGTGGAAATACGGTTATATTCTCTGCAGATCCGGGGGTTACTTTCGATCCTCCAACGATTGCTCCAATACACGTGGGCACAGTCACAGTACCCGGCTCTGGGACCAATTCTGTCTCTTGGATAAATAACCCGGTGGGCGGTGGGCAGCCTTGGCAAGTGGCTGTTCCTGACCTAATATTATCTTGGAACGGCTTAGGTCAAGAAATCTCTGGCGATCTCTGCCTAGTAGGTCCTACTGGATTAGTAGCGCCATGCGACCCGATAGCCCAAGCAGCGCCCGGGGATCCTTGGCTTAACGATCCCAATGATACGGGAGAAGTTTTCATTCTTTCAGGAGGAGAAAGCGGTGCTAATGGGAGAGAGTGGAATCTTAACACGAAAGGCGAGGGCAACCTAGGGTGTTGCGTGAATAAAGTAAAGGTTTACAATTATGATAATTTCCCTCAGGCATTCCAAGACGACGTAAATAGTGGGCAAATTATGTTGTTGCCGAATACTAATCCGGGGCTAGCTGGTGCTGGTGCGTTGATGGTTGGCGGTGTCCTTTGTCCTAGCTGGACCACCACCAGTGGCTCAATGTTCTCGGATTGGCAGTTCTCATTCGGTCCTCATGGTACAGCTATTATGAAGACGGGCTGTGTTGCCCCCGCCGCGCTAGATCCTACTGACATGCCTAACATATGCGACAAGCAGAGAGACGCTTCTTGGGCCGCTGGTAATTTTGCAAATTGCAAAGATGGTTGCTCTATGGTGCAGAAATTTATAGCGACAGGTTGTGTCGCGTCTTGGGATTTCGAGGACCTTACTGGCGCTGTAGGAACCGGCGAAGTTGTAAGCAAAGCAAGGACTCATATTCTTGAGTCTGACAGCACCAACATGTATCTAAAAATTAAACATACGTATGATAATTTCCCTTACGCAACCGGAGATGCGTTGATATTTGAACCGGTCAACGGGGATCCACCGGCGCTTGCTTTGGACGACCATTTTAAACCTAACGCAGAACTCAACTTTGGGCATAGAGGGTTCGAACTAAATAAGCCGTATTATGTTCGTATTGTAGAAAATATCGGCATACCCTTTGGGTCGCCAACATCACCTCCCGCATTGCCTCCCGTGTACGTGACCCAGATTCAGTTATTCAATTCTCACGCCAATGCCACGAGAGAATTGGGGGGGGCGAATGATGCGATTGGGGCAGGCAATGGTTTGATAGAGTTCGACAAGTCATGGTCCGAGATAAATGCTGTCTACGCGTCGATCGCTCATATTTTTGAGCCTTGTCTTGATTATACTATCTCGAAACACTGTGGGAAGCATGATTTTCATTGGCTTGAGCCGCATTCGCATCTTCGATGCATGGATGCCGGGATTGGTGGTGGGGAACCCCAGAGTCATAATTCGTGGACCGACCAAGGTGTTTTCGGCACGTGTATAAGTGATTGTACGCCAATACCCGCATGGAAGAAGGACTGGAGAGACTACGCTCCAGAATTTGGCAAATATGGGTGTGAATTACCAAGATGCATGTATTGGTCCGGGTATTGTAAAGATTCAAAAGGTGACAGGATATTATGCAAAAGCGAGAAAGACCGGAAGAAAGTGAGAGATAAAGCAGTTTATGAGAAAGGAGATAACGGTCGTACAATACATGCCGCTCCGGAATGGCATCACAAAGTTGCATGCGAAAATCAAAATTTGCATCTTGAGGATCATCCCGGTATAGGAAGATTTGGGTGGAGAAGATGGACATGGACGCAGGAACCACAGTGGATTGGCGACCATGCTCCATGGGTTTATAAAAATGCATGCCTCGGGTGGAGAGATATGTCTTGTCGTTCTCCGGGCCCGGGTCAGGCTTATGACCCAGATCATTGCCGCAATAACTCCGGTGGCCCCGCTTGTTGCGTTGATGAAATAGACTGTATCCGGAGAGGTCTAGGAACTGCCACATGGGGCTGGAATGCGGTCGCGTTGTTGAGAAACGAAGGCGCGCTGCCTTGTGACGCCGCAGAGCCGGCACACGCTTGCGCAAAATTTCCAAAGCCCTTTAAATATTCACGTGATCTTGGCACTACTTGTGGAAATACCATTGAATTTACCAACTTTTCATCATCGAACCGTTGGCTGCTGAATGGCACGTGGATTAGCACTAATACCGTAGTCGATGGTAAAGAGGTCTACAAAGCAGTTGGAGGCCTTCTGTTTCTGACTTGGTCCGCAACAAATAATCAGTGGGAAATAGGAGATAGCGACGTTGGCAACCATACTACAGTAGAAGAACATTCCATCAGTGGATACGGGCATACTGGTTTTTGTCCGTACCCTGCGAATTTCACCAATGGCGGAGAATGTGCACTGACCATTGCCTTGCCCGGTTCTGAAGAGTCATCATGGGTTATGTCTGGGATTCGTAATGCCGGCGCCTTTGATGCCGATGTAGCCTGTCCTGATGAATCTAACGCTATGTCAGGTATGCTGAACTGTTTGCCAACCAGCACGACTCAAAATCCGTTGGAGCCAGAGTCAGACAAAAGAGTACATCTTTATGCTTGTAAATGTCAGGGTGATGACTTGGGAACATGCGGAAAAAAGGTCGCGTTCGCAGCCGGCTATACAAAACATGGTCATACATATGAATATGATTTAGACCAATTAACCTTTTTTAGCATTGAGGCCGGAAGCTATGAGCCAGAGTGGCTGGCGGATCCCAATGATCCGCAGCACCTCATCGATGACCCGAACGTGGCTGGCGGATCCAAAATACCACAAGGCAAGGACAAAATCAACATAGGCGGAGATATCTATACAATTTTAGGGTACACATCTTTAACACAAGCTTCCAGATACAAGGTAGACCCGCGGGGGACGCTGGATTTACATACGATGAAGTATGACGGCAAAGCCTGCCCCATGAAAGCTCTCTTTGATCATGTTCATCGAGGAAAATGGTGCGAGGGAACGCCGGGGTTCTCCACCGGTTTACTTTGGACGGCATGGGCATGGAACAACAAGTGGACCTGCTCGGGGAAGGAGGGCTGGTCATCGAGTTGGCGGGCTGGCTTACCTTGGCCTCTTGCGCCCTACGTATCGAATGAAACTTGGATTAAGGAGGGGTGTGGATCACCTAATTGCCCCGAGGCAGGCGGTGATTTTGGAACCAACGGGGAGTGGTACTCCGGTGACGACATAGAGAAGATGAAAGATGCCGGGTGGGCTCCCCCCGGGGGGCTCGACGCATGGAAAGAGACAACGCGTAGTCATGCAACGGATAGATATTGCCTTAGACTCGTTGCCGATGGATGGGACGATTTAAATCAAGATATAGACGGGGATGGCTGGACCTCAGGAGGGGCTCTGATGGACGAATGTATGAATCCTCAGTGTCCGGGCTTGGCATACCCGAAAAATTATTTAGGTATTCTTAAAGCCTCTGCTCCGGAGAAACATAACGCTGGTACTGGCATTACTGACGTATGGAGTGAACTGTCAATCCCTCAGGGCTACTCGGGGGGTACGGACCCTTATGGAACGGGTCAAGCCGCAGACCCACCAGCGTGGCAGAGACCATGCGGCGAGGGCGAGACCCCGGCACAGCAAGGACACTATGGATGTTGGGATAGCCCGGGCAAACCGTTACAGTTTCCCTCCGACCACTTAACTGAAACTTTGAGGAACATGTTCTATTTTGGCGGTTACAGGGAAGTGCGAAAAGAACATACGGGGCATAATTTGCTCGCGGCCCCGGCGGGCTATCCATACAAGAAAGGCGAATGTGCAGCCGCTAAAGCATTTTATAGGACATACCCAGAGCCGGCATCTCAAGTTGGACCATATGGCCCATGCTGTAATGATGATGATGAGGACGCTAATCATTGTTGTCACGGTTTCGGTTGGGCCCAAGGGATGTCGGTGACCAAAGAACCATGGCCAGCGTGCATGGGCCCGGGGGATGCTGCGCTCGAAAACATCGCACCTGCTTGGTGGTCTGCCAGAGAGAGTCGCAAGAGCAAAACAATAATGCATTGGGACGACCCGCACTCGTCCCTCAATCACGAATGTGGCATTCATGTTTGCGGTTCAACCGAACATGCAAAAAATTGTATTCATAATGATCCTGCATTAAGAAAAAGAATTGAAGCTCAAGAAAAAGCAGCAAAAGGAAGAGTCCTCTCGGGAGCCTCATACCATGAAGGAGGAACACTATATAAGATAAATATACGATTTAATGTTGTAGCCTTAAACCCATCTGTTATTACTAATGCAATTTTACAACAACAAGTAACAATATTAAACGAAGACTTTAGAAAACTAAATTCTGATATCGCTGTTAATCCTCACCTTTTCCAAGGCGCGGGAGCTACCAGTAGTAGATGGGAGGACCTACAAGCAGATAGCTGGATAGAGTTTGTTTGGGACACGCAGAACCGCACAGACCGCACAAGCACTTCGTCGTTTTCGATGGCTTCCGACGACGTTAAGTCTACAAGCGCAGGCGGAATTGACGCTGTCGACCCTGCTCATTACTTGAACATTTGGATTTGTGTCTTGGATAATAATCTCTTGGGATACGCCCAGTTCCCGGGTTATGCAGCTTCGACGGATGGAGTTGTCCTTGATACCAGTTCGCTTCCAGTAATTGGATCTGCCCCATACAATTTAGGAAGGACAGCAACGCATGAAATAGGTCACTATCTTAATCTATATCATATATGGGGAGATGGAAATTGTAATTGGGACGATCTAATAACTGATACCCCACGGGCTGGTCAGCCGAATTACGGGTGCCCTGCCGCCAGCTCAGATTCATGCACAAATTGGGCAGACCTAGACATGTCTGAAAACTTCATGGATTACACCGACGATCGGTGTATGACTATGTTTACCAAGGATCAACGTTCCCGAATGTTAGACACTTTGCATAATCTTCGGCCGGATATTTGGGTTTCAGAACCATGTCCATCCTGTACTGACGCCGCAGCCACGACGACTCCTGCGCCAACCACGACTTCTGCGCCAACGACGACCACGACGACGACATCAACGACCACGACAACATCGACAACGACTAGTGGGCCGACTACAACCTCCGGCCCGACGACAACGACGACCGCTGAGACAGCGTCTACGATCCCAGTGATTACAGTACACCCGGCGAACGTAACCGCCACGGTGGGAGGTAGTGCGAATTTCAGCGTAACAGCTACAGGCGGAGCGCTAACTTACCAGTGGCAAAAGGATGGAGTAAGCCTTACCGGAGCTACAAGCTCAAGCTTTACGCTTAGTAATGTACAAATTATTGATGCGGGTCTTTACCGCTGCGTTGTACATAATAGCTTGGGTAGCGCGACTAGTAGCGAAGCCTCATTAACGGTTAATGCCTCGGCGGCAACAACCACGACTGTTGCGCCAACGACGACAACATTACCGCCGGGCAGTTTAAGCCCTCTGATATTAAATTGTATTAATGTAAATGACAAATATTGCCTGAGTACGATAAGCGATTCTTGTGACAGGAAAATAATTGGAGAAGTAAATATCACAGATATTCAAAACGATTGGATTACTATTCAACCACTGTGTGACATTAATTTACTAAGCAATCTACAAGCTGATGATGATATTACTTTATGTAAGGGTCCGTGTGGAGCGGTTTCCAGCAGCTCCACTGGTTCTGGTAGTGGATTGAGTGGCAGTCTTTTTGTCTCCCAGAGTGGGCCAACTTGTGCTACAGACGGAGATTTTTGGATTAAAGTAAATAGCACAGGAAGCATTACTGATTTTTACCTAAGAGATGAGAGTTTGTGGGTTGAGCAAAGCGTGACAGATCCTTGCAATACAGCTTTGTGCGACGTACAAAGTCTGTCGTTATCTGTACACGATATAATTCATGGAGACTTAGCATGGAAAGATGTATACGTTGCTCCACGGATGTCGAAGGAAGAGCTTGAAAAGGTTCCTCCTCATTACCTTAAAAATGTATTAAGGTCTATGACTTCAAGAAATGCAACGTCATGGAATGGGGAAAATTATACTATAATTTTAGCAACAGATGGAATTAGTAATTCAACGAGCGTAAAAGCCTGTCACGTAGACGAACAAGGCAATTTTCATATTACAAGCTCTGTTGGCTCCGTAGTAACGTCAGCAGGAGAAACAATAAGTCTTGCTGAGTCAATAGCAGTTGATGGTAGTGAAGAGTATGTCTATGTTTCCATTAATAATACCGCGACATCACCGGGAGGAATTATATCTTTCCGTATTGATAAAGATGGAATTTTATATTTTGTTGATTATTTCGGTGCAAGTTCGCCAACAACCACGACAGTCCCGCCCACAACAACGTCGACGACTACGACGACCACGACGACGACAACAACGACGACCACGACAACGACCACGACGACCACGACAACAACGACGACGACTACGACGACAACATCGACGACGACATCAACGACAACGTCGACGACTTCTCAAATACCAAGAATTACTATACTTGGAGATAACCCTTTAACCATCGTAGTAAACAGCACACCGACTTATTCTGACCCGGGCGCAACTGCGTGGGATGATCAAGACGGTGACATAACAAACTCAATAGTGGTATCTGGAGACGTAGTAGATACGACTACCGTTGGAACATATAATGTAGTATATGACGTAACCGATAGTAATGGTAACGCTGCTCCACAAGTTACCAGAGTTGTCAATATCGTTACCGGTACAACGACAACTACGACTACAACCACGACTACGACGACTACAACCACGACGACGACGACTACGACGACCACGACGACGACGACGACTACAACCACGACGACGACGACGACTACAACCACGACGACATCGACAACTACGACGACTACAACCACGACGACCACCACGACGACGACAACATTGCCACCGGGAAGCTTTGCTTTCCTCGCTAATGGTGATGGCGGGTTGCACGTTTACGAGGTTAATAAAACAGCGGGAGCAGGGTTCGGAACATTAACATGGAAGGATTTTGATGACCCAGACATAAACGCAAATGGGCTTGGAGATGGATCAGCTCGTAAAGTTTGGGGTGATGGGAGTTATATTTATTTAGCTAATTATGACACTAATGACGGTGGAATACATGTTTACAAGCAGCCCGATACCTCTGGAGCTCTAAATTGGTTGGCTAGCAATCAGCTTGATCCCAACGATCATTATATGAACGTTTGGGGAGACGGGAGCTTTATTTATACAGCTTGTTATACAGATGGTTTACGTGTTTACGAATTTGATCCCACTGCGCCAGATATCACCTTAAAGGCTTATGATAACACCGGAGTATATGCGGCAAACACAATGAAGGCAGCTTGGGACGTTTGGGGAGATGGAACTTATATTTACGTGGCTGGTGGGACCGCTGGATTACACGCTTACTCGTCGTGGAATGGCGCCGCAGGATCCTTAGGCCTTCTACACACTCTTGTCCCGCAAGGAGCGCTTGCTGGCTCTACTACCAATAATTCCCTAGGTGTTTATGGCGACGATAAGTTTGTTTACCTAGCTAATTATGGTAATGGCGTACGTGTTTATACTTATGATCAAAATGGTTTTGATTTAAAATCGTATGGAGCTCTTTATGACGCTAGCGGTACTCCTGAGGCCGTTCAGCACGCTTGGCAAGTCTGGAGTGATAAGCATTATCTTTACGTAGCTTATGGTAGCAAAGGTTTGCATGTTTTCAAAATAGAGAATGACGGAACCCTAACGAGACCTTCTGGAGCGAAAGCAAGCGCCACGACTGGAACTGGAGCTTTAGTTTCCGGTCAAGATTTCCATATCCCCGGTCCCAGCTCTGGTGAAATACGGGACGTTTGGGGAGACTGGCAATTTATTTATGCTGCTGATTCCGTGAATGGTATACATACCTACACCTTTGACGGCACAAGCTTAACATTACATGACACTGATGATCCGGGCGCAGCAGGAACCGGCACGGGACGTGGCGTCTGGGCAAACCCAGTATCTACTACGACGACAACGAGCACAACGACAACAACATTGCCGCCTGTCGTAAACCGTATTTATGTAGGTAATTCCTCCGGTCAAATACTGACTTACGATGTTAACAGTCTTGGGCACGTAACTTATGTCGCAACAGGAGGAATTCCAAGTTATGTAGCGAACTGTCAGGGACTTAGCCTTTCCGGAGGCATTTGTTATGATTTGCATGGTGATGATGACTTTGTTTATAAAGGCTCAATGAGCTCAGTAACCGTTTGGGATCATAACCTTGAATTCAAAGGATTCCATTTTCAGGAACCGGTGGGACAAGGAAATTGTGGAGGTATCCCAGCAAAATTTTATTCCGTTTTAAGTGATGGAGTCGATCTTTATACTGCTCAAGGCCTTAACTTCGGCCCTGTGGGCAGTTGTGAGCAGGCAGGAGGAGGAGGCATTGGCTCTCCGGCGGGAAATAATTGGAGTTGTCAATACTCATTGGGCGGAACACATGTCTGGGAAGTTGATAGAACGCCGGACTTGTCTACTTGTTATCAAGCAACAGCAGGTTGGGATCCTACGCTCTGCGATTTAACTGGCAACAATAATAGTTCGTATGAAGGCTGCTTGGATGCGTCTGGACTCTTAACTTCAACTGGGTGGGGTGACCCGAATAATGGAGGATCATGCGAAGTACTGACTCCCACGCTAGGACAATTTCAGCCTTCAGCAGGTTGGATGGCTGAGGCAAGAGACCTTTGGAAGACTGATAATAGGATTTACGTAGCCAACTACGCGGGCGTATCTATATATCGAAATACAGGCTCATCGCCCAATGCCATTGAGCCTCTTATAGAACGTTATACCCTTGGGTATTCTTCAGGAGGAGAAACAAGATATGCTTTCGCTGTCTGGGGAAATGACCAGCGCCTATATGTCGGTATGGGAACGCATGGTATTATGAGCTATCAATACTATGGTAGTGGGCAATTATATGGCCCAGCCTATGGTAATCCGAGTGGGCTCACCCACGAACCAGCGAAAAATCTCTGGGGCGGTAGCACCGTAAACGAACTTGTCGGTGGCGCAGTCGGGCTTATTTATTCAATGGGGTCTGGATATTTATCCAGCTATGACGCTCTTTCGTTAGATCAGAAGGGCAGCATAACAGGGATTGGTTCAGGTGGGTATGGTGAAGGAGATATTTGGGGAGACGAAAACTTTATTTATGTAGTTGATGACACCCATCTGAGGGTCTATAGGTCAGCTCCGAATGGGGCTCTAGTGCTCAAGAGCGAGACCTCTGTCCCGGGTGCAGGAGGAGTCTGGAGCAAGACTGCGGCGAATTACTCGGGAATAATATTACCAACGACAACCACGACGACTATCGCCCCTTGCACGAGCGGTGGATGTCCGCATGATGTCGACAATGAATGGGTGGAAGTGGGCGCTAATTACTATGATTCAGATTGTTTTCCCAACTGTAATTTAGGTGGCTCTCACTACCATCGAGGCGTTGCTGGAGGTACGGATTGTCAGATCAACGACGGCACAACTTGGCCTTGGACGACCCATGCGTTTAATTATGGTAGCTCTGGATGTTGCGCGGAGTCTGCAGAACCATGTTATAGAGTGCAGAACATTATCAACGGCAACAACGTGCCTAACTGGAAGGATGGTGATTGTCTTTATTATAGATTGAAATGGCCTGATTGTTTAAATACTGGGGGAGGTTGTCACGACGCGGACTCATCAAACATTTGGAGCAGTCCGATTATTCTTCAGATCGGAAGTCAAACTATGGCCGGCGGAGCGAATGAGGTCAATGACGCGAGTCAAGTGAGCTCAAATTGTGCGCAAAACGGCATGGGTGGTATTAATAGGAGTGGATGCGGCTGCGTTGGCGATGCCGGCTTTGATACATGCGGCGGCAATATCACGTGGATTGAATTTGTTGAACCACTACCATGGAGCATGCCTGTAGGCACCAAGCTTTATAAATGTGATTCAGCGCCGGTTCCGACGACGACGACTACAACTCTTCCTCCGGAATATATATGTCTGTACGGAGTAACTGGTGGAAATGCCACGTATGCCATTGACCTTATTAATGGTCAGTATCTAAAACAGCACTCTCCGTACAATGGTAAAGACTGGTATGCGAAGGGTGGTATTGGAGTAGGTGTTGCTCCCGAAGGCACCTATATCCGATGGGATAGCGTAAATGATATATGGAAAGTTGAACTTATCGGCAATGGCATTGATACTATAATATATTACTCGACGTATCAAGGGTCAGACCCAGTTGACGTACCATCTTGGATTGGCCCCGTCACGTCTCCGGCCACTGGCTATACAGGAACGCTTAATGTTAGCTCGGGTCCGTGTATAGACGGCCAAAAGATGCTATTCCGCAATGGGGACGGGGGAATCTTGCAATCCTACTCTATTGATGGTTCCGGAAGCCTTACGTACATTGATGGTGATATTGATTGCACCGGTCACAATATCAATGTTGGCTCTTGTGGCGCTAAAGGCATCTTTAGCGATGGGAACTTTATTTACGTAGCGCAGGGAGGCGCCTATTTGCACACTTACTCTCTTGATGGCTCAGGAAACCTGATACACATTGATTCTGATTGCCAGTCGTCAGCTTGGCCGTGTCCCCACGTGGACTGGGGGTCCGGCCAAAACCCACTCAGCACTGCGGGCGCGTTGAAAGTTTGGGCCGATGGAGACTTTGTTTATACAGCTAACTATGCCGGCGGTTTGCACACCTACTCTGTTGATGATTTCGGAAGCATAACACACCTTCATTCGTATTTTGCTGGTCAGACCCACGCAACTCCCAACACCGCCAATGCCATGGATGTCTGGGGGGATGAGACTTATGTTTACTTGGCTAATGGGAAGGATGGCGTGCACGCTTTCTCTATTGATAGAGACCCGGTCGATGTACAAGACCAACCTAACCCCCATTACGGTGAACTGACGTTGATTGATTCTGATAATCAAACCCTGCTTGGTGGGGTTGCCGTCGGTAGTAACTACGTGAAGGCGTACGGTATTTGGGGAGATGGAGACTTTATTTACGTAGCCAACGGTGGGCACGTGACACCTTCTGGAGGAACCAACCCATATCTTGGTGGCTTACACGTCTACTCTTTTGATGGTACAACTCTTAACCACATCGGTCATGACCAACACGAGCCGGCAGGAAGGGCTCAGGGCGTCTGGGGAGATGGGCGCTTTATTTACTTGGCATGTGGTGGGGGTGGATTAACAGGCGCGCAGCAGAATAGCGGCGGCGGTTTGCACGTCTACTCCGTCGATAGTTCCGGGGTCATAACATGGCTTGATGCTGATACGACGTACGGTTATGAAACTGGACAAGGTTCTGCGGCGGAGGTCTGGGGAGATGGAACTTATGTTTACTTGGCCCGGGGCCTTGATTTGACCGTCTACTCTGTCGAGACTGATGTCAATTCATCTAATTACGGACACCTGACGTTCATTAGTAAAGATGACCAGCATGGGGGTACGAACACTGTCTGGGGCTCACTGGGATGGCATATAGGGACGCCACCCACGACGACCACCACCGCTGCCCCGACGACGACCACGACGACGACGACTACGACTACCACGACGACAACGACAACTACGACTGCTGGACCGACGACAACTACGACTACGACCACGACCACGACGACAACTACGACTGCTGGACCGACGACGACTACGACTGCTGGACCGACGACGACTACGACCACTAGCACGACGACGACTACGACTGCTGGACCGACGACGACTACGACCACTAGCACGACGACCACAACTACGACGACAACAACAACTCCCGGACCGACGACAACGACCACGCCTTCTCCGGGCTGTCGAGAACATTTATGGCTTGGTCGGTCCCCAAACTTTTTGACAGCAACGAATCCGTGTGGAGCGTTCAACAAATGTGGCGATCCTCATTGGGATAGCACAGAACTTCTTATTCATTCTACGGGCATCGCGCCATATGGCGTTGGCAATCCTATTTATAATTCGGCTTCATCTCCACAATTAATTACGACGTACGGAAATACGCACCATGCTGGAACATACCCCGCGTCTGCGCCCAATGTAGGCATTTATTTTGATGGTTCTCAAGACTGGTTAAGTGTTCAACCGGGACCAGCGTTCGATTTCGGTACGGGTGATTTTACTATAGAAATGAACGTAAAATTGGATGAGGCCAGAACAACTGGTTTATTTTCTGCAATCACCAACCTCTGGGGTGTTGGCGACTGGTTGGGAGGTCTAGTTACTGTTGAGGAAGATGGAGATTGTAAACTGTATTTTTGGAACAGATGGGAAGGCTCTGCGGAGGATAACCCCAAGAACTATCAACCTGCTTTTGGTAATGGCATAGAATTATCTCTTGACACTTGGCACAACATCGCTGCTGTCCGTAAAGATGGTGTTCTCAGGCTTTTCCTTAACGGTATAGAAAGATGGTCGGGGTACAATGATTTTGACTTTAATGATGATCAAGTAGGCAGCAATAGCGGAACGGTTATAGGAAAGTGGGACATAGACGGCGATTATTATTACCTAAAAGGATACATATCTCAAGTAAGGGTTACTAGCGCTGCTCGTTATTGGACTGATTACGACAATACCTACGTAAACGCTGGGGGTTATGTGGATGAGTCTTTCTGTTCCTTTGCTATGCCGGCAACAACGACGACGACCATGACAACTCCTGCTCCAGTTGCTTGTTGGGGTAATTCTTCAAATACTGACGGAGGTCATATAGGTGGTGACGCCAACTGGTCTGACGTAAGGCTTCTTATCAAGTCTTCGACACCATCATTTGTGCCGCCTTCTAACTTACCTAGTCAGGTAGGAACTCCGAGTCGCAATGAATTTTTGGATTCGTCTATATATACTAGACCTATCGAAGACAAAGGAAACGTTCAACATTCTACAGCTTCGTCCGCATTTAGCCCTTCTTCCATATATTTTGATGGAAATCAAAGTTTCTTGGAAACTGTAGATTCTGGCATTGATTTCAACAAGGGCGCAGCATCTGCTTATCACTGGGGTCAACATACCAGTTTTGATTTTGGAACGGATGGTGATTTCACTATCGAGGCGTGGGTTAACCCAACTGAATCCAGAACTTCTGGTATATTTTCCACGGTAGCCGTAGACGCAATACATCCTAATCTGCTTAAGAAATGCGGCTTGGTTACGCGAGGCTCTATCGGTGGCTACCCACAAGATGGGAATGATTGCAAATTGTATTTTTACGATCACGAAAACCTTTATCAGCCCCAAATATTTACTTCTACTGCAGTTTTACCATTGAATAGCTGGACTCATGTCGCGGCCGTTCGTAAAGATGGTACGCTCAAGCTTTATGTTGGCGGCGTAGAAAAATATTCCGGAGCTAATAGCTTCGACTTTACTGATGATCCGATTAGCACCATACAAGACGGCGTTACGCATACCGGTGAAAGCGGTTCTGTTATAGGAAAATTTGTCATTGACGACTCAAACGAGGATTTTTATTGGAAGGGATACATGGACGAGATAAGGATCTCTGGTATTGCTCGTTATACCTCTGACTTCTCCGCCAGTTTACCAAGCGCACCTTTCTGCGCAAGCTGTTCGCCGGTAATACCCAACGACAATGATCCTAATTGGGATAAAACAGTGCTTCTTATTGAGTCTGAAACGAATAGTAAATATGATTCTATTGTAGATTCTTCTCCATCTAATCACGCGGTCGTAATGGGCGGCAATGTTCATCATGAAGATGCAAGATTTAAATATGACGGAGATTGGCCTTGGGAGCAGGGTATAGTTCCCGAAATGTATGGTTTCGATGAGAATGGCAACACCAATAAATCAATGAGCGTAGGGGTTTATGGAAATTCTTATCTTTCATTTGTAAATTGGTCCGGCGAAACATACCATGCGGTGGAACCAATTGGCAGCAACCACCCAAGCGAGAGAAATTTCTTAACTGTACCTAGTAGTACTGATTTTGACTTTAAGGACGAAGATTTTACTATCGAACTCTGGATGATGTTCCCTCGGGACACTTATGGCTCATCCGGTCAACATGCGCCATACGGTATAGATATCTTGTCTCGGCGTGGCTCAAACGAGGCGGGAAGCTCTTGGAGACTTTCCCGGAGAACGCCGGGCAATTATTATGGCGCCATAGAACATTCTTTATCATTTGAATGGTGGGAACCAGACGGAACAGTACAGCCATCCGTGTCATCTAACGTGCCCGACGTTGGCTTGATCGGTGGGAATTTCTTTTTGTATACCGGCTACCCGTATTACGGTCAATACTACTGGTCCTCCTATAACATCAACCTTCAATACCCGAGTTCTGCTCGGCTGATTAATTTCCCGAATTTTAGTCCAAGACCCGACACGTGGCACCATGTGGTGGTAATGAGACAAAATGACGAAGTTAGAATATATGTTGACGGTCAATCGCCTGAATGTCTGTCGGGATCCGGAGAATGTCTCGGTGGTCTCGGCCGTAACATTTGGGAGACGAACTATGCAAAAAATAATCCATCTCGCGCATCCATAAATACAATTCAAGATGGAATGTACGATCTGCAAATTGGGCGTTGGGCTGACGATGACGGCTCAGAAGATTCAAGATATGCGCAAATTAATTTGCAGGGAATTCGCATTACTAAAGGCGCACGTTACGCTCCTCGACATGGCCATTTGGGTATAGTACAAACTCAATCAGGGGAGACTTTGAATATCCCTGCTCAGCATTCAGGGCTGGCTTTCCCGAATTATACGGGAAGTGGTTATTCTACGCAGGCTATCCAGCCAAATTGGGCAAGCATAGAAAGACAAGCCATGCCGATTTCAAAGGGTGGTAATCTACCAAACGTAGATAATAACTATGATCCTTATTGGGACGATGTCGCTCTTCTTATCCAGTCTAGGGTTCCAGCGAAGATGCATAGCATTCTGCCTAACTCGAGCGGAGAAGCAATTCGTCATACAGGGGTCCAGTCAAAACTTCAAGAGTTTGCAAGTCTGGGGCCTGTGTCGATTGAAGAACTCTCCATAAAAACCGGAGAAGTCTTTGCGTGGATGAACTCTGATACGATTGGTTACGAAGATTCTGAGATTAGGGATTCATCTTTGTCCAGAGCAAGTATTTGGCATTGGCCTTCGGGGATCGTTCAACACAAGGTTGACGTAAACAAATTTGGACAATCTTCCTTAAAATTTGACCCCGTCAATTCTAACAGCTTTTTAACTGTCAATGAGCCAGTGCATACTGGTCGTGGTCTTGGTGAAAATAATTTTTATACTGGTCTAGACTATAGCTCACATCAACATAGCAACTTTGATTTTGGAACACGCCCATTTACTATCGAGACTTGGGTATACCCACTTGAGAATGCCACCCCGACACAAAATATGTCGATATTTTCCAAGGGAGATGCCGCCGCAGACAGTGAGATTTCTTTCCAAATTAGTATCGCTGGTACAACTGATCAAGGCGGGGCCATCAGTGGCACTCATGCTGAAAAGAAGCTGCTGATAGCTGGATTGCATAATGATAATCTAGGCCACTTCTATAGTAATGCCACCTTATCAACTCAAACTTGGCATCATATAGCTATCGTTAGAGAGGGCGCTGGAGCCAACCAAATGAAGCTATACATCGATGGAGTCCTTGATACTTCATGGATGAAAACTAATGCCACACACGCTAATTCTCATCTTCTTTTGATTGGCGGAGAACGGCTCAGTGGTGGTAGCGATGGAAATGCGACATTTAATGGTTATTTAGATGATATAAGGATAACGAAAAACATCGCCCGTTATACAAGCGATTTTTCCAGTGATTTGCCAAGCGATTATTTCCGCACCACGATGGCAATGTGCCCGAACAAAACATACAAATATTATTCCATCGGCGACCATGCAACAGATGGAGTAGAAACGAATACATGCCCATACGATTGGACTGAGTTAGTCAATGATCCATCGTGGAAATTAGTTGAGGGATCAGGCGCAGATAGCTCAACTCAACATGTTGGTGCCCCATCCGTTGGCAACATGATTACTAATGTTGGTAGCCTTTATGACTGCCGTTACCTTGGTGGCGCGGGCGGTGCCCAAGGTTCGACCGTTGTAGGATGCCTCGGGGGAGATCCAGTTCTTCGACATATTGTCCAGAAATCTGGACGCGTAAGGATCACAAATAATATCTATCGTAACTGTGGCATCTCCGATTACGACTGCGGCGCTGAGCAACACTGGGCCTATAGAAATTTGTTTAGGAATGGAGTATGGGTTGACCCATATGAAACGGGAACTATGACCCCGTCGGAGACGATACCACAAGGGAACGATTTCCTTGTATACGCTGAAGCAGGAGACATTTTGGAAATTTACGCCGGAGCCGCAAGGGACCACGGCGGTGAGAGTTCACTCCTAGGTTATTATGGTGCCCATCTACATTATCGTTCTTACGTTACCGAAGAGACCGAAGCGTGCCCCGGGGAAAATACTACAGACTCTAGTTGGTCCTGTTGTGGTCCAGACGACAGCATATGTCTGTCTGGAATAATCGGCGGAGTAGGTCTGTATGGGCCTGACATGATTAACGGTAATTATGAAAAGCAAGACTACACCAAGGGCGGCAAGAGTTTCTATGTAAAACCCTGCACTACTTCTGATTGTCAATTTACTGAAACTAGGATTGCTTGGGATAATCCCGAAGGTACATGGAGATGGGCTATATATTTATCAAACAAGGATGCAACGAAAGACACTCCGAGAACTGTCATATATTATTCGAACGAAGATGTCGCTGAGCCGCATAATGTAACAGCTTGGACTTTGGTTGTTTCCGAGCAGACCGGTTATACGGGGACACCTACTTTTGACAATAATCCGAGCGCTTGTACTTCAAGAGAATCAAGTCAACGTGATAGAGATCATTCAGGCGCTTCTCATGGTGGTTATCATTATTATAATAAGCCAGCATATTGCTCCGGTATTTACGCATGCTGTGGGCCAACGTCCGGGACGCAAGTTACGGGCACCTATGATTGCGATAGCAGCGTACCCCCGGGCGCTTCCACTTGTTCAGAATGCCAGAACCCCGCAAATGGTCAGTACGCTAGTGGACAAGCGACAGGATGGACGAAGGCTGGAGACAACTTCCTAAGTCATACGGTTACGGCGACTGGAACTGCGCAAATAGATTTTGGAGTAAGGTATTGCTCTAGTACTACTGGCCAGACTCACAATATTAGTGTTTCCGTAAACGGAATCCTAAATCAAACAATTTCAAAAACCAACTTCGGTGTTCCAAACTGTAATTTGGTTTCCGCTGGCTCTTCTACTTCTATACCGGTAAGCGCAGGCGATGTAATAACCGCTCATTCTAATGGGTATGAATATTACTTCATGTACGAAAGCGTGGTAACAGAAACCGCGAGCGCCTCCGGAACGACTACGACTACTACGACAACCGCTAACCCGCACTTTGGTTATCTGGCTTGTCCATGTACTTCAGTTCAACAATACTATAATAGCAGCGGTACATGGATGGGGGCAGGGTGCCTACCGGGAAGCATGACTGTTGACCTTGGATCAAATCTAGGCACTTTAGGGCCACTCACCGGATATATATCTACCGTATCAAACTACGTAATGATCAATGGGCAATGTCACTTGATTGGGTACCCTTCCTCCTCCAGTATCGCATGGAACGGGCTAGGGCCCTTATTTACTGATCCAGTTAATAATGTTGACGTATGGAATGACTCGGGAACTGGGGGAGTTGGCGCCTGCGCTTGCGGAGTTACGGGTACCACGACCACCGCTACCCCGACGACGACCACCGCTGCCCCGACGACGACCACCGCTGCCCCGACGACGACGACTGCTGGAGCGACTACTACAACCACTGCGGCTGCGCCGGCAACGACTTGGTGGGATCCAGCATCGTTTACTAAGGTAAGTTACGACTTGCATGCGACACCAGATCGCCTTCTTGTCTCGTGGTCTCCGAAAGCAGGGGGAGCAGGTAACCGTGAGTTAGAAATGTTCGCGTCCAATAGCGGGGTATTGACTTCCGAGTGGTCTTCTGTAGTCGCAGATCTTGATGATCAACCGGGCCTAAGCGGCGACGAAAACTATTTTTACTCTACATATCCTGACGGCTCTGGCGACACTACCGTAAGCAGCTTTAAATACGAAAATAACACATTAATCAAAATTAGCTCTAGCTATGGTGACTTGTCAGCTAGCGCGGGTGATCACGTCTTCCATAACACGTGGGTTGCAAACAATTTGGTTTTGGCTCATTCCACAAAAACGGTAGGACTATCAACAGTTCTACATCTTTATGACGTAGTTTCGCCAGCTAACTTAAACGGCGGAACGTTACAGTATTTAAATAGTATTGAATATGACGCTAATATATATGGAAAAATAGAAGAACTTTATAGTGATGATGAATTTATTTACATAGTTATTCATAAGGTATTAGGTCCATTAGAGTTACTTATATACAAGAAAAATACAGCAGGAGACAATTTAGATCTGGCCAAGGCTTTTGAAGTTCCTGAGACAAATGCTGACAGTTCTGTAATAAAGATGACTGAAGGCAAATATATAGCCGCAAGCACAGGGTGGCACTTCGCCAATCCTTCGCGCGTCGGTCTTACGAGAATATATAGGATTGATTGTGAACCCGATGCTCCTGAGTGTCCAGCAGGACAAGACCTAAAGCTGTCCCTCATAAAGAGTAACGCTGACTATCATGACAATAATGATTCCAATACGCCGCCGGGTCTTTTGTCACAAACTATGAATATGCATAATCTTACCGGGTATAGAAAAGCTCGCCAATATGGAGATTATATTTACATACCCGATGGAGTAGGGGGACTAAAGGTTTGTAAGCTTGAAACCGATGGAACGCTGACTACAAAAGCGACAATTTTATCCGTTACAATTGCTGGCACAGTTTACGCCCTAGACGTAGCTAGTGTCTGGAATGACGGAACTTATACCTATATAACCTCAGAACGATCAGGAGGATCAGGCGACGCTTACGCAGGCCTAATAGTTTTAGATGTAGACGTTTCTACCTCAGTAGTCTCCATCCAAGTAAAAGCCACTCATACAAACGCAAGCTCAAATATATATAAAGGCATTTGGGGCAGCTCAGATCATATATGTGTTGTTCAAGCGGACGCTTATACCAATGGACTACATGTTCATAGCTTCAAATTTACGGAAAATCCTGATACGCTTACCCTTGCAAGCTCGCTTACGGTGTTGACCTCAGGCTCGACTATAGCAGAGCATAATGGATATGTAGGAAATATTTGGGGAGATGGAACTTATCTATACGTACCTACTGATGCTCCCGTAGCCTCACAGCACTCGACATGGCTTCCCGGACCTAGAATTGCGGTGATTGCTCTCGACAACTTAAGTGGTGCTTTGAGTTGGGTGACTCCGTTAGAGCCCACTTTATCTATCGAGGAAGCAACCGGGGAATTAATTGATATAGTGGGCGATGAGAATTTTGTTTACGCTATAGGTAGCGAGGCAAACGGGAAAGGATATTTGCAGGTATTAAAAATCATACGTAAGGACAACGCCCTAACCGGTGACTTTGATGTCGTTAAAGTTCACTCGGTAGAAACCGGAGTCTATAACGGCACCTCTATTGGGTATAACGGAATATCTGTAGATAAAGAATACGTATATGTTGGAGGCTCTGGGATTTGGGACACAAGCTCAAACGCGTCAACATCTCAAGGGGGAGTATTCGTTTATAGGAAGAGAAAAGACGGAAACCTTAGTCTTGTTGACTTTGTTATCAACGACAAAATTAACGTATTAATGGGAGCATTCCCGCAGACTACATCGTCATGCGTTGGGAGTGTCATTTGTGGGCAGGATAAAGTAATTACTCCCCCAACTCCAATAAATATTCTTACTGCGTCGACTTCTATAGATACTAACAGCGTTGTTTCTACTTTCATTGATGTCTATAGACTAAAATGTAGTTTACCAACAACGACCACCATTGCGCCGGCGACGACAACCGCTGGACCAACGACGACAACGACTCCTGCTCCGGGGGTTTCAATCACTGAACCATCCTTGCCAACTTATGCTGACGTAGCGTCTGTTCCTGATTTGACAGTATCCATAACCGGAACTGGTCACAGTCATTGGCATTGGCAATTAAACGCCCCGTTCCCTGCGAGCGGAGGTGCAGGGGGTAATATGGTAATGTCGGGTAATACAGTTACCATGACGGGTCTTACGCTAGGAACACACACTGTATACGTTGCTTTAGTCGATGGCAGCCATGATTTATTATCACCGTCACTAACGGATAGTCACGAATTTACGATTGGGACAACGACGACCACCGCTGCCCCGACGACGACCACCGCTGCGCCGGGGTCACGAAGGCTTATTTATGGAGCAAACCAATCTGGGGAAGCAGTGGACGTTTTTTCTTTCGATGGTTCTAATTTGACGTTTGAAATTGGTAGCTCTCAAGCCCCGGGCGCTGGAGCTTCTGGGTTTTCTTCCGTATGGGATGTTTGGAGCGATGAAAATAATGTTTTTACGGTTAATGGTGACGATGGATTGCATGCTTATTACTTATATTCCGATAACTCGGCTTTGACGCATAAAGATGAATTTCAATGGGGTGGAAAAAAAATGTATGGCATTGATGGCGATTATGAGATTTATGTGTGTGGTGATGGATTAGGTATATATACGTTTGATGGGACAACTCTTACAGAAAAATTTAAAGATACTCAAGGAGGAGGTAACGGGTTTACGGCTTATTCTGTTTGGTCTGCATGGGGTAAATGGGGTAAAGGTATTACGTCAGATGAATATGTTTTCTTGGCCGCTGGCGAAGATGGCTTGATGGTTTACAATTACAGCGGGACAAGCTTAAGCTATATCACTTCTCACATTTCTACCACTAACTCTGTGGTAAATCAATATAGAGCTGTTTGGGGTGATGGAAACTATATTTACGTGGCTGGCGATAATGGGGACACTGCTGGAACTCGTATTGGCGGAATATACGTCTACCATTTTGACAACGTAACCAATACCTTAACGCATATAACCGAGGACGTTAGTGCGTCGCTGGCTCAATGGCCTGCGTGGGAATTCCCGGCTGGAAGCACACAGTGGATGCGCAATACCTCTCAGGCTCTTAGTGGAGATGGAAATTACATTTATTTGGGAACTGGGACTGGATTACATGCCTACTCTTTTGATGGCACAACCCTGACGCACATAGATTCTGATGGTCTAGGAGCTCAATATAGTGGTTCTGACCACACTGTCCACAATCCCATGGGGATAGGATGTGATGAAGGTTTTATTTATGTCACAGATAATGGAAGCCGGCTCGATCCCTACAATGTGTCTGGAGGCACACAACGGCCCGGTCTACACGTTTACTCTTTTGACGGCACAACCCTGACACACATAGACTCTAACGCCCCGCATCTTTATAACCATACTTATTATGAAACTTGGGTACCGCCCTCTTGCGGTGCAGTAGGAGCTCCTTGGCCCGAGTTAGCAGCTGTCGCTTCCGATCCAAATAAAACCCCAACAACAGTTACTTTCACTTACAGCTTTATTCAAGCAGGTACGTTAGCAAAAGATAGCTCTGCTGGAGGAAGTAATACTTGTGTTACGCTGGAAGACTCTGTGGATAATAACGTTTCTCACGCACAATTTGTTGCAGAAATTGAAGAGTCTCTTGTTGAGTGGAAAAACGCATTTGAGAGTCTTTATCCTTGGTTAACTTTAAATTTTACTCCTGTACCAGATAACGGAAACGGCGTTGGGGAAGAAACAGGGACAAGTGTCCCCAGTCCCAATAGCCCTGACGTAAGCTACAGCCTTCCTCATGCAGATAACCTTGGAGATTTACGTTTTGGAATGCATAACATTGATGGGCCGTGGAACACTCTTGCTCACGCGTATTTTCCGGGAGGAGTTATTGGGTCCACAGGTAATGTAGGGGGAGATACTCATTTTGATTCTTCAGAAGACTGGAGATTGGATACAGTCTCTCCGTCGGTTGACATAAATTCGTTTAGTGTCAAACGTGTTGCCGTTCATGAATTAGGTCACGTGTTTGGGCTTAATCATAATACAAAACTGGCATCAATAATGTATCCTCTTGCTTCTGCCACGTCTAGCTATCATGAAGATTTTCCAGCAGGATTAGTTGGTTCTCCAGACGACTTATCATGTCTTCTAAATTTATATCCCATAAATGGAGTAGCTTGTTGGCCAAAAGAGGGCGACTCTTGGTGGCATAAAGTAAAACTTCTTATTCAGTCTAACACGACCAACGAAGCGGACCCTATACTGGATTCTTCTCCAGCTGCGCTTGGGATTTCAACCTTTGGAGATGTTCATCACGAGACTGATGAAAAAAAATTTGGAAATTCTTCTATTGAGTTTGATGGAGCTGGAGACTATCTAGCTATTTCTGGTACTCCGCATGATCTAGGGGACGATAATTTTACTGTTGAATTTTGGTTTAAAGATCTGGAGTGGGAAACGCGTGGTAGCGATCCTAACCTACAGGTTGGACGTTCATTCCTGTTTGGTTCCGCGAATGCTGACTATCATAATCCTATTTCATGCTCAATTGAAACAAGCTTTCTTCACGAAAACAATAACATTCCCAATACTGCAAACAAAATTGTATGGCGCCTTTGTTACGGAAACTCTTCTGATAAATGGATCAGTGTCGTTGGCGCAACGAGCATTAGTGATTCAAACTGGCATCACGTGGCTCTTGTGAGGGAAGGTATTAAACTATCCATGTATCTAGACGGAATTAAGGAAGGCAATACTTTCTGGGGACAAGGAGTAGACGGAGTCGGAGCGTTTGAACCTTCCGGGCAATTTCCAAACGGGGTATCTGAAGCGCTAAATAACGTGGACCTTTCTTCAAACCCCCTTACAATCGGAGCTTTACCCAATAGCCCATATTCCCCAGCCTATAACTTCAAAGGTTATTTAGAAGAGTTTAGAATAACAAAAGATTTTGTTCGTTATAAGACAAACTTTACTCCGCCGACTAGCCCATTCTGTCTTGGTCCTGACGGCACAACGACTACAACTACAACTACCACAACGACTGCTGGACCAACGACAACCACGACTACTGGAACCACTACGTCATCAACATGCCCGCCGACCTATTTATCCGCCACTGGTGACATCAATAGAGTTTGTTGTCGCCCGGGAGACATAGAAGTGGCAAGATATTATAATAACCCAAGCTATTGTGACCCATCCCAGCATTTTTATGGAGGTGGCCCGGGCGGTTACCCCGGCTGTGGCGATTGGGATTGGACATTGGATTTTTGGAACCGGGGCTGGCAGCCGTCAAGTGTACCGCATCATTGTACTGACTGTGGACGGTTTGGTTGCTCCCAAACTGCTATAAGCGGTGAATGTTGGTGTCCTAGCACTGGACAGGGACCAACCGGAGTTGGTCCGTGTGACCCAGAAAGTTGCTGTGGTGGATATCCCTGCGCTCCGACAGCTGGGTTTACTCTTTCTGGTGATCTCGCGATCGGGTATGGGGCGGGGGATCATCCATGGCCAGAATTACCGGGGCGCGCAATCCAAAGGGAGATATTTAGACACGTTTGCACACGTGGTGGACCTCACGAAATTGATATTAGCGTAAGATTTTGCCACGATTCTGGCGGTGCCGAGAATATTCTCGCGTATCCCGGCGCAGGTATGCTTCGCGTTAATGGAATAGCCGTTTCCGATCAGCGTATGAGAGCTGCTGGAAACTGGTTTGGGGCAGACTACACCTCGGGCGGCAGTGATACATTTGTGAAAGGCTGTGCGTTAAATTGGACGGATCATATAAGATACGGCAAATATACTCAAGCATGTTGGGAAGATGGACTGCCTGAAGGAAATTGTGGTGGAGATCCAACGTACGGTGGTGAACCGTGTAATAACGCCTCTCAACAAGGTGACGGTGGCAGCGAGGTGCCGTTTACTCTTCAGAAAGGAGACGTTATTACTATGGAGGGCAAAGCTGCTTGGTATTTGATGTACGAAAGTACCGTTGCTTCATGTTTATCGTGTGAAAGCTACCTTGAGCCAAGGATTGCCGGGGAAGAAGATCTTGGTCAGTACTATGCGCGAGGGAGAGATTGCGTTGAACAAATGCTTGAAATGGGAGCAGCCCCAGATAACAGAATATATGTAAAGGATAATGGCCAATTTTGTTGCGGAGATAAAATATACTTGTTTGGGAACGGCTATGATACTGAGAACCCCATGGATCCACGTGACGGAATCTCTGACGATGTTAACGGTTGCCCAGAGCAATATGTAACCTATACGCTATTGGCGACAAATTGTAAGGGGACAGACGGAACTGGAGACTGGATTGATGTGGTAGAAGCTGAGACCGATAATCATCTTGACACTCATTGGGGTTGCATATGTCTACGTAAACCAATTTCCTGCCCGGACACGACGACAACTACGACAACGACAACGACCTTGGCACCATGCCCAACGACGGCTGGACCAACAACAACAACGACCGCCGGGCCAACAACGACCCCCCCAACCACCACGACAACCCTTACCCCCGGAGCTTGTACGTATACAACAGATTTGGGAGAAATAGGTTGTGACATCGCGTTAGACGGTTGCTTCGGTGGCGTTGCTGGAGGAATTGGAGGCCCGGGAGCAGGTTGCGCGTGTAGTGACGTTTCAGGACTTGGCGTGGGAGGATGTGTCGAAGGTGGAGGCCAATGTTACACTTTCACTTGTACTGCTTGCTCGGGAACTACGAACTTAGCTCAAAATACCCCGTATGGTCCTGTTGGTTGCGGAGGCAATCCTCCTGCCACCGGTACTGCAGCCTTGATGTGGGGCGGAGATCCCAATGCGGGTGGCTGGTATACTACCGATTCATCGTTATGCCAGTCGGCTTTACATTGGCACGGAGGCACGTTAGGCGATGGCACAGTCTACAAAGTGACTATCGGTAAAGCTTCTTCCTTGGGGGTTGTTCCTGCCGTAACCAGTAATGGGTTAACGTCTCTAGAGTGGGGTGCTTGTTGGAGAGCGTATACATATGATACAACCCTGTTCTCTGGGACTACAATACCGCCTGAAACCCCAACGACCACAACGGCAGTTTGTTGTACAACTCCAGAGCCGCAGGGGTCGTGGACAGCAAGCGCTGCGCAACCTTGCAGTTGTTGTCTATCGGCTACTATCGTTATGAATACGGGAGCATGGAATGAAGGAGCATATAACGAAACACCATATAGTGACATGTATTGGGATCTTTCCGCGTGTAAAGGTGGTTGTCCCAATGCGGCGATAGCAAATTGCAAAGCGGATCCTCGGGATCCGATTAATAACGTAGGTGAGCTTTTGATTCCATCGGGTGGGCAGATTAATTATGGATGGTATTCCATGCATGGATCGAAAACCTGCGAAGAAGTCATGAATGGTTATGGAGCATGGAATGGTGGATACATTCCGGCCGGCGCAGGAGCTCCATGTTTGATTGAATGGAATGATGGAAATCATATTATAAATGATCAACTCGCGTATAACGGCCCCGGGATATATACCATAGTAATGTACCAAGGAGACTCTCATACAGGTGATCCTGCTCCTTGTGAGCCCGGCTCAAACGTCTGCGTGTTGGAGGTAACTATTTCAGATTGTTATCCGTGCCCAACTACGACTACCTCCGCGCCAACGACCACAACAACGACCTCAACGACTACGACTACGACTACGACAACATGTTGTCCTCATGTTCCGATCTCTTGTGTTCCGTCAGGGGGCGACCCATACTGGGATAGTGTAAAATTTCTTGCCCAGTCCTGCCGGTGCGACGGTAGTACTTGTTTTGTAGATTCGTCTTCTTCTGGCCACATAATTACACCGTTTGGAAATGCCCGTCACCTAACTGGCGTAAATAAATTCGGATGTTCTTCCATGTATTTCGGAGGAGGTTCTACTTCAACGGATTATTTGACAATTCCAAATCATGCTGATTGGGATTTTGGAACAGATGATTTCACCATTGAGTTTTGGATGAACAGCACTCAGCCAGCGAATGATAGATGTCATATTTTGTCTTGGGGAACTGCTCCAACAAACAATTTAGAATTTAACCTTAATGACCCAACGGACGGGCATGGGGGCATAGGTATGTACATTTATTGGTACGGCAATGGCACCCCCAGCATAAGAAGCACCGTAAATGTAACTGATGGTAGTTGGCATCATATAGCTCTTGTCAAAAGTGGGACTACTGGAAATAACCTCACTCTGTATGTTGATGGGACTAATGCTGGATCTGAGTATGCCGGCGTGCTGGACGTGGGGAGTGGAGTCGCGCCAGATTATGTATTCTCTGTGGGTTGTTCAAAGCCCGGTAGTAATATACCCTACGAGGGTTATTTAGAGGAAATAAGAGTTACCAAAGGAGTGGCTCGTTATACTACTAACTTTAGTCCAGCTGGACCATTTTGCGTAACCGGGACGACGACTACGACTGCTGGACCGACGACGACTACGACCACTAGCACGACGACCACAACTACTACGACAACCACGGCCGCGGCAACTACGACCACTACAACGACGACAAGCACCACTACGACAACTACGACTACAACAAGCACCACTACGACAACTACGAGCGGCGGTGCATCGGGAATTTCAATTACCGCTCCATCTGACGCAACTTATGTTGACGTAGCATCTACTCCGGATTTAACAGTAGCCATAACAGGAAACGCCCACAACCATTGGCATTGGCGATTGGATACAGCTTTTCCGGCAAGTGGCTCAGCCGGAGGAACGATGGTGACATCTGGTTCGGGACCCGAGACTATAACCGGCCTTTCAGTAGGGACTCATACTATATACGTTGCTTTAGTTGATGGTAGTCACAATTTATTGTCGCCATCTATAACAGATAGTTTTGAATTTATAGTTGGACCAATGAGGCTTGTAGGCGGTAACGTTCCTAACTGGATACAGCCATATTTTTATGATGGGGCATCCTTAATGAATGGTTACGTTGCTGGTGCTGGCGGAAAATTTAATAACTGGTGTGTTCCAACTGCTGCAGCGTGTCAGCTGGGACATTTAAACTCTTTCCACAATCTTGTTCTTCCTTCGAAGGCGAGTGGACACGACGCTGGAATAGATGACGGAGTAGACGCAGGTCAACTTCCTACGGCAGATCAAGGCCTGAGCCCGACTGGAACTAAAGTGTGGGATTCAGAACATGGATGGGGAGACTCCTTAATTGATGGATCGAATGGTGGCAATAGGTGGGTCGTGGGCGCGATGTATGGAGAATACGATTATACAAATGTATTCCCGTTACCCGCCAACACAGGCTGCGAAACAACTGACTTCGGTTGGTATATGAATACCAATAATTCTTCAGAAGTTGGCGCTGGTGATCCCCGCGTCGCTGGCACGAACGTTGCTGGTAATGTCCCAATTATTAACCTTAGCGGCAATGGAACAACCGTAGACAACGCTTACCTTGGATTAAAAGATTTCTATAGAATGGCGGGATATAATAATATGGTTGGAATTATTTACCATAGACCAAGCGATGGTACAGTCGGCACGGTTCCGATTAATCTGCCTACTCAACCCGAAGGAATATATCCAAGGAATTGGTTGGACCAAAATTTACAAACCAATACTGATGCTCAATACCCAAATTATATAGTCACCGGATTGGATCCGCAAATAACGTGGGAAACAATTAAGCGAGAAATTGACGACAACAGAACCGTCATTGCTTGCACGCAAGGATGGAACTTATGCCCCAATTGTCCACCAGTGTGTATCTCGGGTAATGTTACGCCCGCCTCAGCAGCATCACATAATAACGCCTTCCCAAATACAACAAACGCATACGAAAAGGGTCAATCCCCCGGCATGACTCCTGATGGTAGTGATTATTATCATCTTGGACCTTCGTGCAGCTCTCATTCAAACCCGGAACATCTCAACGATAATCAAACAACAGGAGATTCAACTGATCCGCCTCATTGGGGAGGTACTGCCTTGGGTCACACCATATTGATTGTTGGTTACATTCCCGCTGGCGCAGCTGATGATATATCTGCAAATGGAGACACAAGCTGGTTTGTTGTTCGAGACAATGACAACACTACCGCTAGAAATGTTATCGTACCTTATTCCAGCACAGACAAGAACGTAACTAACACTGTTAACGTTGATACGACAAGATTCTTGGAAGACATGATCTTGGCCACGATATATACCGATCACACTCATCCAACAACTGCAATTAACTTAGTAAATTGCGTGACTACGACAACCACGGCTGCGGCAACTACGACAACCACGGCTGCGGCAACTACGACAATCGCTCCGACTACCACTACGACGACTACCACTACGACGACGACCACCACTACGACGACGACCACCACTACGACGACGACCACCACAACGACGACGACCACCACAACCACGACGACGACTACTACCACGACGACGACCACCACAACCACGACGACGACTACTACCACGACGACGACTACTACCACTACTACTACGTCCACGACTACTACTACTACTACTACGACGATTACTACTAGTACTACTAGTACTACTCGTACTACTACTACTACTACTACTACTACTGCTACTACTA